GTAATTGGCCGTTAATTGGCCTCCACTCATCCTTATTAGTTACCACTCATCAATCTCTTTACACTTAAATATGGTTATTTAATAAAATAAATTTGGATAATTAAATAGGGTGTTGTATCTTTGCTTTATCAATTTATCATTTAAAATATTTAATTATGAAATTCTTATTTGCACTAATAGAAAAAACCGAAGTAAATAATTTTAATAGCTGCTATGAAACAAGGGAAATGACCCCAACAGAAGCACAGCACATTAATGAAGATATGACACGATTAGTTTGGGTAATGTATCCAGAAAATTAAGCAAAATTAATAATATTAAATTAATCAATCTTTAATCATATTAAAAATTAAAACTATGGACAAAAATACATTGTTATCAATTCCTTTAAGACAGGAAGATATAAATTTAATAACCTTTGCACTAAGGAGGGTGAAAGGTGAAATATTAAAATATGAGGCTGATAATCTCATGGCATATATTAATTTTGTAAATCTTGATCTAATTGCAGAAATGAAAGAACAGGACAAAATTACCGTTTAAACCTCTTTTCTTACCGTTCATCACTTTAAACTATTGGCCTATTGATTAAAATTATACTTTTACTTTTTATTAAATAACCGTTTAAAATGTCAGGCGCAGACTATAACAGGCGCACAAAAAAAATGACTACTACAATAGAAAAACTTACAAAGTTTGTGAATCAACGTCCGGGTCTTGATTTTTGTAATTACGGGGATGTTTCTGCATATCGTAGAGAGAGCGCAGAAATTACAAGAGATAGGGCAGATTTTTTTGAACTACTTTCTTTTGCTTTCCGTAGGATTGAAAATTTAGAAAATGTATTAAATGACTATTTACAAAAAAATTCAGGACGCTTATCTTTAGATGATAAAGGGAATATAGATTATTGTACTGGGCAATATTTTTGCACAGAATACCGTCCGGCAGCTAACAGGGTGTTATCTAACCTTATATGGGCATCGTATAGGGATGAGATAGAATATAATAGCCCTAATAATGTATATGCAGACGGAAACGCAATACGCAAAGCAATAAAGCGCAATGTATCACGTAGAATAGCAAAAAATTATTTTAATTAATCTATAAATAAACGTTTATGAATCAGTCCGAAAAAATAGATATTTCTATATTAGTTGTTGGCTTTTTTCTTATCATTATTTTGTTAGCAATTAATTAATCAGCAACATACAACATATTAAATAAAACAATAATAACCATTTAAATTAAACATCATGAAAAAATTATTAAATGCTTTCCGTTCATTCTTTACCTTACAGGGCTTTAATGCCTATAATTTGTAAAGGGAATTAGCTGCAAAGGTATAGCCAGACAATCGAATTGTATTGCAGCTACTAAAATTATTTATTAATCATTTATTAAACACTTTAGCAATGTTACAAATTACAAAAAACATCATTAATTATGAAGATCAAAATTATTCTCATGCAGTAAACTATTCAGGTAGTTTATATAATTACCCTATGACTTTAAATTATGGGGATAAGCACAAGAGAACAAAATATATATTATCATCCTGCACACAAGATATTGTTGAATTATGGCAGGACGGTATTTATATATATGTTTTAGGGCAAAATAATGGACTTTCTTATATCTCATTAATGGAGATTGATACTGAAAAAAAAGAAGTAGTTGGAGAGGTATTTTTAAATGAACAGGACTGCACAAGTGAGGATAATTTTAGTTATGGAATATTAGAGATGATGAGCGAAGATCAAATTAAAATACTTTGCCAATATATTTATTAAAAATAGCTAAAGTAAAGGGAAAGTATAGTTATATTAGTACCTTTCTTTTTTAAAATTATTAACTAACATATAAATATATATAAAAATGAAATACTACTTAGTAACTTTAAAATTTGATTACGGCAAAATTAGGATATTAACAACGGCCGAAAATGAACAGGCAGCAAAGGAAAAAGTATGTGCGGCCGAAAAATGCCCTCTTACTGCTGTTATTAATATTCACCAACATTCAGGAGCAGGGTATATGATAGAAAAAATCATAAACGTTTATTAATTACCATTAAACTATACTACAATGAGATACCAAATAAAAAGAGAATGTTGGAATGAAAAAACATACAATGGGTATGAAGATGCTCCTTATTGGAGGATTGAAATTAAAGGGTTAAGTTTTGGACTAAATGATAATGGTAAATTATGGGCTATTGGTAACTATTATCAAATAAAAGACTATATTGAAGATGTAGAGAATATTATAAAAGAATGTAAATTACCTATAAAAATATTAACCAACTAAAACTATACTATAATGACAAAGAAACAATTTACAGCCTATGAAATAAGTAAGGCAAAGGATAATAAAATGAAAATGTTGATTAAAGAAGCATTAAACAGATATGATGCAGACGAATTATTGGGATTTTTGACAGAAATTACTACCGGCAATAGTGAAGAATATTTAAAGGATAAAATGGTAAGTGAATTAACATTGGCAGGATATTGTATATTTAAGCCAGAAATGACTACACAAGCTGATAAGCTAAAGGAATATGCAGAAACATATATCTTTCCTTATTATAATGAACAACAATCAGCAATTCTATTTTAATAACATATTAAATATTAAAGCCATGAGTACACTAACTCAAATTAAGGCATTACAGGCGAAATTAGACAGTCTACCAAAAAAGCAGTACTATACCTGCAAAGCTAAAATAAATGCCCTAATAAGGCAGGAACAACGCAAAGCGAAGCAGTATAGCTACTATGAATGGCTGGGAAGGTAAACATATTAGATAATTAAATAATAAACCAATGGAAAAGAAAAAAGAAAACCTATTCATAATACTACTTATCATTGTATGTGTAGTGTTAATGATGATCTAAATTAATTAATCTTAAAAACTAAATAACATGAAAAAAGAATTAAAACAAGCAATCGTTAATTGCATATTTGAAAATGAAAAACAATTTCAACTTATTAACTATGTAAAGACCCCCTTTCGGGGATACATATATACCAGTCAAGGTAATTACCTTATTGGGGGTGAGGAAGTAGGAGAATTTATTGATAATGCGATAAAACTATTAATTAACCGATAAAACTAAACAAAATGACAAAGTACATATTACAAGACACAGAAGCAGGTAACGTTATCAATGAATTTATTTATTTAACCGATGCAGAAAATTCATTAAAGGAATTTGAAGAAACGGATAAATTAAATGGTGAATATACTCCTGATTTTTACGAAATAAAGGAAGTAAGAGAACCGGCCACATTGTTAACTGAAAACCAAAAAATATCATTGCAGCAATTTATATTCGCTAACCTTCTTATGGCTGATGAGATAGGACTGGGAGAAGTAAATGAATGTAGAGATACAGCACAATTCATAGTTGAAGAATGGGCAAATGATAATAACATCACATTTATTGATTAACATTTTAAAAATTAAAAAAATGAAAGAGCAATTTGAAATACTAAAAGGTTGGGAAAATTACATTGATGACTTTTTTGCTATTACAGTCTATGATTCCTATTTGACAATGCTTGGGAATTATTCAACCGAAAAATATCATAAATATTTGTCATTAGGGTTCGTATTTAAAGCAGAGATTAATGAGCCGTATGTTATGCTTAATGCGACAAAAGATTCTATAAGAATAACTCTTAAAATAGATTTATAATCACTAAAAATCTAATCTCATGCTAACAATAATAATCTTATTCAATGGTACAGGGAAGTATAAAGATATGGTAAAGATGCTATGTATAGCTTTACTTTTTGATTTATGCTATATTTTACCTCTGCTTTAAGCGATTAATAACATATTAAATAATTAAATAACATGAAAGAAACGAATTATATTATCTCCCCTATCAGCACTTATGATGATGATTTAGAGATGTTTTCAACTAAGATAGGACAGAAGGGGAAAGATATGCCACTACTGTATAGTACATGGGGGAAAACAGAACAGGAAAGCAGGATAAGGGCTGAATTACTAATTGATAACCTTTTAAATTTTAAACTATGATTTGCAAAGAATATGATGAATTAACGCCAATAGAAAAAACTATCTTCATAGGTGAATTAGTCCATGCAGCTATGAATGATAGCGACCTATTTAGAATTTGCCAAAAGGTAGTAGATACTGCCATTGTAAAGGGGTTGTTTAATGGAGTGCAAATGATTCCTGACCCTATTGATAACCAAATAATACCAGAATAATGAAAAACTCAACGTTTGGTTTGCTGTTAATATTATTTTTCCTTATCTTGTATCAAAATTACAACATGATATTACTTTCAATATTAGGCAGCCTAATTGGTATAGCCTCTATATATGCTCTTATTTCAGTTCTTAATATTAAGCGAAGTGATGCAAAAAAGAAAAAGCAATTAGCAGAACAGAACCGGCTATTCTTTCAAAGACTAAGGGATAACGAAAGGTACAATGAGTTGTCCGATCTAAAAGATTGGGATTTAAACCAATATGATGATACATTTTCAAGTAATTAACCATTAAAAAATAAAACATGACAGACATTTTAGAAACACTTGCAAAAACGTTTGAGCCATTACCTACAATGGAGTTAGCTGCTATATGGTTAGAAAAGCCAGTAGTAACTAATGAAGGTAAGACAGTAAGACTTACAAAAGGCCATCAAGTATTAGTAGTAGATAATGAATTAACTGATATGATAGATGACCCTTCCCATCAAGTACTAAAAGTATTCGGTAAAAGTAATAGCGATTTCAGTATTTTGTTAGTGGATTTGATTACATTTGATTTATTAACCATAAACCTTTAAAAAATGGAGATTACACACACAAACGTAGGAAGTCCTAAATTAGCAGTAGGATATAAAGCAAATGTAAGAAGCAATACTGCACCAGAAATTGCGGAAACATTCACAGATGATAATGGAGAAGTACAGTACATACTATGTAATGGTAATACACAACCTAAAATAGTATATGATGCTCTATGGAATCCAATAAAAGGTAAAGTAAACCTAAACAAACTATATAAAGGAGAAAACCCTGATAGAACTAAGCTATGGTATAAGGGATAACGTTTTGCGTATATACGAGGTACGCCTTAACGAAATTATAAATTATAAACAAATGGGAGATTACAGTTTCGATTTAAGACCACTAATTTGGTTAGGTGCATTTATCATCCTTGCAATTTGGGGATGTTGGGAGTTGATTGATTGGTTATGGATAGACGATGCCATTCGTAGCACCAAACCAATTATACCCGAAATAGAATTGATTATAAAAAATAATGTTGTAGATACTGTCTATGTGTATCGTCAGCCTTAATTGCTTATAACGTTTTCGGGCTTAGCGAAGTGGCTTTTGTGCGTTGGCTTGTGTGTCGGAAAGCCATTTTGCCAAACCCGTGTTATATGAAGTGCCGACTTATTTACGATAAAGCTCAATTGGAATACTAAACAGAAAAACAAAAAGAAAAAAAACGTGGGAAATTTAAAAGTAAAAATAATTGATACCAATGGATTAAGTGAAGAAACTATATCCAAGATTGAAGATACTATGATTTATTTAGGTATGGAGCAAGTAGATGAATGTATGTTCTGCAAAATAAAGAATAGTAAAAACGAAGTATTAATGATATTCCCAGAAAGAATAATAAAACTATAAATATGGAAAACACATTAAGTTTATTTGATGATTTAGAAAACGAATGGCAAAAAGAATGGAAGGATATGCCAGAGTTTATAACAAATAACAAAAAACCTTATCAGCAAATTATTGTGTCATTTAAAAATTTTGATGATGTAAAAGAATTTGCAAAGAGATTAGGTTTAAATGTTACACCTAAAACAGATGCTTTATGGTTTCCAATGAAGGATAAAGAAAGTGGATTACATTATGTAAATGATAATTGGAGTAAAGATGAAAAATAAATACCCAATATTTATACCGACAAAAGGAAGGTTTAAAACACCACAGACTATCAATATGTTTAAATCACATAATGTTGATTTTAGAATTGTTATAGAAAAACAAGAGTATGAGCAGTATTCTAAAATTATAGACAAATCAAAAATAATAGTTGTTCCTCACCAAAACGAAGGATTGACTGTTACAAGGAATTGGATATGGGATTTTGCAGAAAATGAAGGACACGAAAAATTCTGGACATTTGACGATAATATTGGTAGGGTTTACAGATGGAACAATAACACAAGATACCAATGTAAGGATGGAACATATTTAAAAGTAATTGAAGATTTTGCAGATAGATATAATAACCTACACATAATTGGTATGAACTATATGTGTTTTTGTAAAAGTGGTGATAACATACCTCCATACTACCCTAATACAAGGATTTATAGTAATATGCTTTTACCGACAAATGTAAAACTATCTAATGGTGAAAAACTAAGAAACAAGTTGTTTTATAACGATGATACAGACCTTTGTTTAAGAGTTTTAAAGGATGGACTACCTACTATACAAATCAATGCTTTTTTAATAGACAAGAGCCAAACAATGACAGTAAAAGGAGGGATGACAGATTACTATTTAAGTGATGAATGTAAAGGCAGATTAACATTTGCTGAAGAATTACAAAAGGCACATCCAGACGTAACGACTATAACTCAAAAGTTTGGGAGGTGGCATCACCACGTTAATTATAAACCTTTTAGAAAAAATAAGTTAATCCCAAAAGAAGGACTTATAATAAAAAAACAAGTCAATGAATATGGAATGGAACTTAAAAAAACTATTTAAAAGTGCGTTGGCTTTTTTCTTTTTGTTTTTCCTTCACGGATTTTCAATTGGAAACGGTCAGCAAGGCATTTCATATAACGTTTTCGGGCTTGGCGAAGGCGGGGAGTTTAACCACAAAAGTTTAATAGAATGACAGAAGATAATATAACCACAAATGTTCAATTGGAAAACGGAAGCCCCGCTTTTGCCAAACCCGTGTTATGTGCTGGTGCGGTTTCAAAAGACGGAATTTCGTTAATAAACGGAGATTGTTTGCAAGCCTTACGAGGCTATGGCGATAATCATTTTAAGATAGCAATAGTTGACCCACCTTATGGAATTAATGCAGGTAAAATGACAATGGGAAGCGGTAAGCACAAATTTAGCAAAGACAAAGATTGGGATAGTGCAATACCAAGCGAAGAGTATTTTACCGAATTATTTAGGGTGTCTGAAAATCAAATTGTGTGGGGTGGCAATTACTTTACTGAATTTTTACCGCCTACACCACATTGGCTTTTATGGGATAAGAAAAACCCAAATTTGAGCTTTGCTGAAGGTGAGTTGGCTTGGGTGCGAAAAGGTAAAAACCTGCGGATATTTCAACACTATTCAGCACAAGTTGAAGAAGGCGGCAAAATACACCCGACACAAAAGCCTGTAAAATTATACAGGTGGATATTAAACAACTACACAAGCGAAGGGGATTTGATTTTAGACACCCATTTGGGAAGCGGGTCAATCGCCATAGCCTGCCATCAAATGAAACGAAATTTAATAGCCTATGAGATTGATGAAGAATACTACCGAAAGGCTTGCAAACGATTTGAAGAACAAACTCGTCAAACTGCACTATGGTAGCACTTGCACATAACGGTTTGCGTATAAAAAATCGTTTTAATGTTTTTTATACGCTGTTAGGTGTCTGGTTTTATTTAAAATTTGAGCGATGGAAAAAATTATATTCTTAGATATTGACGGCGTTTTAGCAACTCCAAAATATTTGAAAGATGGACAATGGGCTTTAAACCCAGAAAAACAAAAACTGTTAGGTGAAATACTTACCCAAACAGATGCTAAAATTGTTTTATCTTCTTCATGGAGGTATGCGACTTTAGAAAAAACAAAAGAACACATGGAAGCGGAAGGATTTTTGTTTAACGATAAATTGATTGGTGTTACAATTAGAGCATACCAATGGCTTGAACGTGGAACAGGGATACACTTATCAATTCCAAGAGGTGTAGAGATAAAACAATGGGTTGATACTCATATTCATTCTGATAATGGTAAAAATTGGGAACGAAAGAAATTAGGCAAGGATTTTACCTATGTGATATTAGATGATGAAAGTGATATGCTTTTGGAACACAGAAATAATTTTGTGCATACTAAAAGTGAAATAGGATTGACAGATGATGATGTTAGGAGTGCGGTGGCAATTTTAAATAAAACTTGCACCTAACGGGTATATGTAAACATTCTTTATAACTAAATGATAATTAAATAATTATGTTATGAATATCGGAAAGTATATACAGTTGTATTCCGAAGATTTACGATTGAAAAATTATGCTGAATCTTCTATTTCCAATTATGTATCACAGGTTAAATGTTTTTTAGAGCATTTTTCTGATGTAGCTACAAAGCCTTCTGAAATAAACGAAAGGCAAATAAAACAATGGCTACTTTCCGCTAATTCTATTAATGGAAGAAGGCATAGATTATCAGCATTAAAGCTATTCTATTCGCTTACAGGTAAACAGCCGTTAAAATTTAAGCACATAGAATATCCTCGGTCAGAAAAAAAATTACCAATCGTTCTGTCTGTGGAAGAAGTACAGAAAATGTTTTCAGCGTGTTCTAATACAAAACACAAGTTAATATTGGCTATTTTGTACTCTTGCGGATTACGGGTTAGTGAATTGATAAGCCTTAAATGGAATAACATTGACAGGAGCAGGATGGTAATAAATATTATTGGAGCAAAAGGGAATAAAGACCGTCAAGTACCGTTACCTGAAATACTTATTCCTTTATTAGAAAAATACTGGTATAAATACAAAACTAAAACATACATTTTAGAGGGGCAATTTAAAGATGTATATAGCAGCAGAAGTGTACTTGAAGTAGTTAAACAATTAGCAGAAAAAGCAGGGTTAAGGAAAGATGTTTGGACGCACTTAATTCGTCATTGCTATGGAACGCATCAGGTGGAAAGTGGAGTTGACATAAATCTCATACAGAAAATACTTGGGCATAGCAATGTTAAGACAACTAATATCTATTTACATACCTCACATAACTTAATATCTCGTATTCAATCACCTTTAAATAGTATTAATTTATGAAGCGACTACTAATTTTATTGTTATTAACATCTAAGTTATCTTATAGTCAAAAGTGGTGGAATATAACTAAGAATGATTTACTGATAGTGGGAGTAGGTTTTGTAGGAGGTGGTGCAGATGCTTATAATCAACGTATCTTACATCATAAGTACGGAGCAGGAAAGCCATTTTGGGATTACTCTACATCGTATAAAAGGAAATATAAAGATTTTGAGAATGGAGATTTAAGAGCAGCATATCCCGGCAGTAAGACATGGTTAGTAATGACTACTGATGGCTACCACCTTACAAGAGCAGTAGATAGGTTTCATTCATTATTTACGATTGGTATAACTGCGTATGAATGGAATGAATATAAAGGATGGGATAGGGTACTATTTATTAGTAAGAAAGTACTACTGTCTGGCGTTAGTAATAGAATTGCATTTAATTTAATCTACAAATAAACCCACCTAATTATGAAAGTTTTAATCACCCTCAACCTAATTTTAATTTTATCAATCCCTTCATTTACCCAACCTTATTTTGGGATAGGATTGCAGAACAAAGGCTTTAATATGAGTTTAGGAATAGTCGCAGATAATATTGATGCACAAATCAACTTTAAAACCCCATTAACATCGGCAGAAGAATCAAAGGTACTATCTCTTACTATTGGTAGAATGATTAATATAACCAATAATGATGAAGATAACTACTCCATTACCCCCTTATTAGGAATAGGATGGAGTAAGTATCAAGATTTTAGCCAGTACGATTTAGATGATAAAGCAGCCATTATAGACGTTAATAAGTTTAGTGGGGTATATGGCTTAGAAATCGGAAAAGATGCCCACGTTGGTCGCATATCGCTTATGGGAAGGTATTGTGATAGTAAGATGTACTATGGTGTAACAATGAGAGTATTTTTTAGCAGATAGCAGGTTGATTAGTAAATGAAAAGTCGGTTACGTATTGTAGCCGACTTTTTTATTTGCTGGTGTTCTTTAAAAATGACTTTAATCTATTGTATTGAAAATAAACATCTTTACCTGATTTTATGGCCTTTATTTCAGCATCATTCATCCCTACTTTTTTACAGAATGAAAGGGTATAAGTGTGCATTAGTTTAAGGTTATTCAGTCTTGCCCTTCCGTATTCTTCTTTTGCCTTTCCCTTTTCATCTATGGTAATTTCATCAAAGCCAAAATGATACATTCCAAAAGTAAATGGCAGTATCTTTCTTTCACACTTTACGGAAAAAAACAATTCAAAAGCACTACTATGTATCTCTCCTATTGCTGTTAATGTGCATTTTTCTGGGCAACTTTCAATCATGTTCTGAATAGTGTAAAATACTGATATATTACCCCCTACGCTATCTATATAAATGTCTTTTTTCTTTTGGCTTGTTTTTTCAGAATCATTCCATTCCTTTACAAACTTTTGCAAAAGGTCGTTATCCCCAAATCCATTTATAGATATGATGCTCATTTTATTTAATCTTAGGGTACATTTGCCTTTCCAATAATTTAATTTGTTCCTCCAATGGCATTATAACATTTTGCTTTATGTGTTTTGCTTCTCGGTGCTTTGCATTGTACTCTCTTTCTGCTGCATCTTTTCTGTCGCAAAGTTCTTTATGTTTTTTATAGTTATCCATTATTATAATTTTTCTTTACGTGCTTGTTTTGACATACTCATTTTTAGCTTAGTTTCATCTGTGTGTTTCCTCCCTGTGGATAGTTTTCTGAAATACTCTCTATATTCTGCGGAACGTGGAGGCATCTTTGTTCCAGTATGAGCCTTTATAATTTTTTTTCTGCCTCTTTCTTTTATATCGTTAGGATGTTCAAGTATAAATAACCCATCTCTTGACTTAATTGGAGATAATATATTACTCCTTGTTAAGAAATATCCAGACGGATGCAGCCTTCTATTTATATAGCGGCTCATAGTACTCATACTTGTGTTAAAATAGTCCGCAATAGCCTGTAATGACTTACAAGTAGTAATTAATATACCTGTTGTAGAATATACGTATATAACGCCTTTGTAATTAGGATTGCCTACTCCTTGATAATTTTCTATACATAACTTTCTTGAATCTTCTATTTGTTTAAGTGTTTTTGCCCTACCCTTACTCTTTTCAGACATTTTTTTCTTAGTAGCCTCTGTATGCTTTTTGCCCGTCCATGCTCCTTTTTTATTTCTCTCTGCCAACTTTGGATTTTTAATACCAAGTACCCCATCCCCTCCTTTTGTAAGATTAGCGAGTGTACCTCCATCACAAGACCGACCATATATCTCTATAAACTCTATTTCTTTCTGTTTAGCTGTATCATAAGGTATATCTTGGAAAAGAATTTGTACATCTATTGGAGTTTTATTATAAATAGCCATCCAATATTTGTTCCTATGTCTTGGGTCGTGATTGTACGCACGTTCATAATTAGGACTATCTCTTTTAGATATTCCTATATAAAATACTTTATTAGTATCAACCCTTATATGCCTATATACGTATGCCATTAAAATAAATGAGTTAATCTTGCTACTTGCCCATGTTCGGGATGATGTATAAAAGCTTCTACTGCTTTTGGTGCGTGGGCGTAACCATTTCTATGATGCCAACTATCCGTACCTGACGGACTTCTTAATACTTCTACACATACACTCATATAGTCTTTACTTATTTTATGGTGCAGATCGTGGATATAAAAGTATCTATGTTTGCAGTTATTCCAATCTTTACTTTCATGTGCCATCAATAATGCTAAATCAGTCTGCTTTGCACCATCACCATGAGTAGTGCCTATTAGGTTATTATGATAAACATAATATTTCCTGTGTGCGGTTGTAGCATTAAATGTGCATCCTTTATTATTCCTAAACCATGCCTCTAATGTTTGTGCTAACATAAATCCACTAACATAATCATGGTTACTGGGGTCATATTGTATATGTACTGGTGCAACTGTTAATAACATTTCAATACAATCAACAAGTAATTTCTTAGCAATCATAAAGGCATCATACCACATTAACTCTGTGTCTTGTGGTGTTCCGCTTGTAGTTAGGCTTTTAGCATTATCTGTATGTAGAATATCATTACCTATTACAAATAATATTTTTTCAATAGGGAAACCTTTTGCTTTCTGTATCAATCCTGCTACCCCTGATTTAACTCTATCTATTGCTATTTGATGATTATATTCATCCCCTGTTTCAAATGATTTGCATAACTTCCCAATATGGACATCTGCGGGGTCAACTACTAATAAATGACCATCCGTTATTTTTGGGTATTTTATTACAGGGTATTTAGGGGAGTACTTTTGTATATCTGCAATTATTCTGTCTTTTAATTCCCAAAGATTTACTTTCTTATTACCTACGTGAATAGAGAAATGCTCTCCTTTATACCAATAGTGATTAACGTCTTGAATGGGAATACCTTTTGATTCACATTCTTCATTTAATGCTCTGTGTTCCCCTGCGTATTCTTCTGTGATTGATAACCCTGCTTTACATCCTAAACTAACCTTGCTTTTATCTAATGCGCCCCCTTCTCTTAATCTTTGTATTGCTGTTTTTACTGCGTTGTAAGTACTATCTATTATTTCAGCATACTGCGTTTTTGAAAGATTAGGATTGATAGATATTTGTTCTAAAAGTTTCTTTTGTAATGGAGTTATTTTCATAATTACGTTTTATATTTTAGGGTTAAATTTTATGTAAACATTTTAAAAATTTCCTTCCGTAACCTGCAATTAATTCTTTTTTATCTGTTCCATTAATTATTTTCCTTGCGCCCTCCCAATCCTCAACTTTTGATGTAAAGTACATTTCTAAGCACCTCCCTGTAAAATCTCCGAAAGAACTTGCGCCCTTAGTCATTCCTTCAAATAGTATTTTTGTAGCTACTTTAACGTCTAATGCAAATTCTGGATTACCTAATAAATCAATGCCTAATAGTCTGCCTATTAGGTCATAATTTTCGTACCATGTAAGTTGTACGTAGCCTCTGCCAAAATATAATTTATCGGGAATTGTGTATTTTATTCCACTATGCTTTATTTTCTTACCGTATGATCTGCCTTTCCCTTTACCATATTCTTCTATTGGGAGCATTGTGTTTGCAGTTTCGTGCTTAGTGGTTGCCAGTATGTAAGCTAACCATCTTAGGTCTGTATATCCTGCGCCATCCCAATAGTTAATGATTGCATCTATACTATCTATCTGTTTTTGATTTAGTTTATTTAGTAACCCTTGCTCTCTTGCAGTTTTATAGAAAAATTGTTTATCTACCATAACTTTTTATTTTCTGATACCCATGCCAAGTAGTACCCCAATGCTATTGCTAATATACATAGGAGTAATTGAGGCATCGTTGCTATCCTTTAGGGTTGCCTCCTTGTTGGTTGTACTTGTGGGCTATGTAGGCTATTGCGCCTACTACTAATACTACTCCTAATCCTAAAAATAAAGTAGATAAATTATTTGTATCAGCATAATATCCGAAAGCAGTAAAGATTGATACGAAGCCTAATAATCCAACTAAGGAGGTGAGTGTGAATTGCCATCTTTTCATGGTTTTATAATTTTAATTAATTTTATAATATACGGAATTGAAAGGCCTATTGATACAATGATAAGCCATTTTATCCACTTATTTTTCTTTTCTATTTTATTTTCTAATGCCACAATCACTAAGTCCTTATCAGTCAATTTCTTAGTTAATTTATTTATTTTATCAGTATCTTCCGTTGTGATGATTTTTGTGATAGTATTTGTTACCAATTCGGGAACTTTCACCTTAATATATACTGGAACTTTTACCGCTACCGATGTTTCAAAACTATCTATCCTATACTGTATTGTGTCAGGGCATTGTACGTCAATAGTCTTATATAAGGTGTCTATTGTCTTTACTGAATCCACTTTAATAGCAGTACATGGGTAGTCTTTCCTTACTAATTCAGCTACCTTTTCTTCATTCTTATCTTTGGCTTTATTGTATAATTCTGCTGCCGTTTTGCATGACGTTAAACATATTACACATACTACTGCAAGTATTAAATAAAATAAATTCTTATTCATATTACGATTTTTTTAAGGTTTTTCGCCTGTCTTTACTTCTTCTACTGCATCTACAACATTTTCTACTGCTTCTTCGTCATTAACTCCAAATAGTTTTGAAAGTGTTTTTGTTGCTAACATTATGAACCCTATCCACATTGCATAATCTTCACCAGTAAGATGAAGTTTTGGTGCGAATAAATTTGCAAATGCCAATGCGCCCATAAAAAAATAGAGAAGTGTATCTCTAATATCTTTTACTCTTTGTGGAGTAGTTTTTCTCATTTGACTTAATCCGAATCCCATAACTTTTAATTTTTAAATGCTTTTAATAATTCTTCAAAATTGTTAGTAATCATTTTTTCCATTATATCAAAACGCTTGTTGTAATAAATATCTCTGCTCTCGTACTGATTTAATAGTTTACCGAACTTTCTCATTATTGCGTTTACCCTTAATGTTATGTACACTATAAATAAAGCCAGTACTATCATACATATAGAGCCTACTAATACTAATTCATTAACTGTCATTTCATTAGTGCTACGGATAGAGAAATAATAGTTAAAATCAAAAGCCCAAAACCTATAAATTTATAGATTCCAAGCCCCTCGTTTGCTATTTTCTCTAACCGCCCTATGCGTTCTTCGTGATCTTTTACTTTTGTAGTTTCTAATTCCTTCAAGGAACTTGCGAATCCCTCTACTGCCTTTGAAAAGTGTTGCATATTAAGATTAGTTTCTCGGATTTCTCCACTCAACTGTATCATTATTTCTCTGTCTGTCTTAGGTTCTAATGCCATTCTATCAGGTTTAAAAGTATAAGGTATCGTACGTCTTTTGTAAAGGTATAACTTATTTTTGTATTTAGCACTTATACCCCTATGCTCTATTAAATTGTTTCATTTTTCTTTGTACGTTAAAAACTCTTGATGCTACCCTCAACTCATTCACCCCCATCTTCTTCGCTATGTCCTTGTATTTTAGTCCGAAGTAACGATTTAGTAAAAACGCATCCTTGCATTTACTATCGTTTCTAAGGCTGTAAATAAAGTTCAAAACCCTATCCAACAACTCCCCACTATCGCTATCTCTGTTATCAATCACATCAAAATCCAAATCAACTGCGCCGTTTCTTTTTCCCTTTCTGCAATGGTCTAAAAATACAGACCTCAAAACCATGTAATAATACCCTTCCTTTTCATCCAGCTTACCCGATGCCCACACTTTGATTAGCGTATCTTGTACCAATTCTTGAGGTAATAAATTATTGTTAGAACATAGAATCTTAGCATAGTTGTATAGAAATTTATTATCGTTTAAAATTTTCATTCTTCAATGGCGTTGATTGAATGTCCTTTATCAATAGCATCAAGTAACTTATCCAATGCCCTACCCAATGGCTTCAATAACCCTAACCTTTTATTCTTACCCAATACGCTACTTATCGTTTCATCTTCACAACCAAATTGCCATCCGTTACTTTTGATTAATGCGATATTAAACAGTTTTGCACCAACTACATTACCAAGTTGGTCTATGCTTATTGCAGTACGAAATAAGAACTCTGTACGACCTTTAAAAATTAAAGTGAATACAAAGCAAATCGGCAATAGTATTGCAGATATTAGTAAGGCTGATATTAGTAAGATTATATTTTTCACCACTCTGTTATCATGTTTCCAAATTGGCGAATCATTGCGTGAACATTTACATCTTTCGTTTCTGCCATTGCACAAAAGAAGTCATACTGCCCTGTGTAATTTACAAGAGGGTCGTAATCCAAAATATCAACACCGCTTTCATCTTGCCCGATAACAATTTTAGCAATCGGGTAGCCGTTAGTGATGTCGCACATCGTTGAATTATCGGCAACTGTTTTCTTTGTGTAGTCGGGAACGAAAGATAGGTAAGTACCTTTTTTCCCATCAAGAAAACTAAAGTGCTGAACAGTCCACAATAGGGTTAAAGAAGCCGAATCTATCGAGTAATTCATACCCGACAAATAGGCTTCACGAAATATTTTTGTTCCGTCTATCTCAATCGCAGGAACTGATACTGTTACTTTTGGGGTTGTTAATTGTATAAACATATTTTAATTTTTAAAGTGATGTAATTATCTCCCATACTGCGCCTGTATAAATACATAATTTGTGTAGAGTTAAATCATACACAACCAAACCCTCCGCTGGTGTTGCAATAGCATTCTTCTGCGTTGTTGTCATACGTGGAGGAAGGAAGCCTTGTGTAGTGCTTTCTACTGTTAGTTTTGATGAGGTTACGTCTGTTGAAGTACCTACTAATACATTACCCGTACCGTTAAAAATCACCTTACCAACTGTTGTTTCTATTGCTCTAAAGTCTGCTGCTGCTGTAAGTGTAGGAGCAACATATAATCCTCTTGTTATTCCAGACGCTGTACCTGTTTGGTTAAAGGTATTATTAATAGCAATGCCATTGAAAGCACCTGTTCCTGTTGTGGGAGCGTATGTGTCTAATGTGTTAATTGACCCCGATAACCCTCCTGTGGTTGAGTAAGAAGTTGAACTATTCGTAAATAATGAATAAGCCTGATTATTACTTCCTAACCCAGCAATAACTATACTTGTATTACTATTGCCCCCTGAAATATGAGCAGGACTACCACCTGAGCCAAATTGCAAAGAACCGCCCAACCCTGTACCTGCTGTAATCCTAACATTACCATCTTTTCTTACTCTGAAAATAGAGTTAGTGCCTACCAATAAGTCCATCAAATTACTACTTGCCCCACTTGCAGTATTAGTTACATTCAATTTTATCCCTGTAACATTCCCTGTTGTGTTCCATGTTTGCGATAAGTCCACTACACCTACTGCTGAACTTCCTGTTTGTGTTGTACCTGTACCTGATAGAAGCCCTGTGAAGGTTGGAGAGGCTGATTGCAAGTCATTAACCCATGCACCACCTAAGTAAGTATCATTTGTATTTGTGGTTGTGTTGTAAACTGTTAGTCCTGTTGCTGGGGTAGCTATGGCATCACGTTGTGTTGTTGTCATACGGGGGAGTAGAACGCCTTTGGTGGTCGATACTATATCCAATTTTGCGGAGGTATTATAAGTATCAGAATAAGTCCCTATAATTACATTACCATTGCTTTTAATTCCGGCTAAGTAAGTTCCACTTCTGTCCCATATTCCATTATCTGCATACGTGCCGGCAGATCCTATAATAGTTAGTCCAAATGCCCCAGTCTGTAATGACGCTTGCGGATTTCCTGATCCACCTATTTGAACGCCATTAAATTTTCCAGAAAAAGAACTTATTAAACTTGAATTTAAGACAGTTACACCATCATTCCTTATACCAAAATAATAACCTCCAGTATGGTCAAACATTGCAATATCAAGCTGTCCACTCCCTGCGTTACCTCCAACCATATTTAGCCTGCTGGAAGATCCATATATTGATAATGGTTCGGCGCTGTTTACCCCTGTTTTAAAAACTAAGGCTCCGTTTATTCTTGCCGCATAATTTTTAACCCCTGAAAATGCTCCATTGGTAAATGTTGGGTTAATATCTATGCCGACCAATGTGTCATTATTAGCTGTAGCTGTCATTATGGATGCTACATATAAACCTTTTGCTATTGCAAAAGATGGGGTGACCGATGGTGTGTAAGTAAAACTAGAACTTGCTCCAAACGCTCCCGCATTATTATATTGGATTTCCATTGTAGAACCTGCTGGTGACCCACCCGCATAACTCGGTATATTCAATGCCCCTGTACCCTGATTAAAAGTTGCTGCCCCGCTTGTGCCTGTAGTGGTAAGGGTAACTAAGTTTTGTTTCAACGCCAATGCAGCGTTATTAACCACCTGTATTGAATCTGCCACCTTAGTTAATCTTCCCCTACTTGCAAATCCTGTGGTTGCTACTGAATCGGATTTGTTTAACTTTAAGTTCGTAATGCTATCTGAATATACTTTTTGAATGTAGGATAAATTATCATAGTTAGCGGAGAAATTTTGATTTGAGTTAATCCCTTTATTTAATGCATTCTCCCCTGAAACTACAATACCTGTTGAACCTATACTTAAATTTGAATTATTTAATGAACCACCATTAAAAGCAAGTCCTCCGGGATAAGTTGAATATTCACTCTTCCTAAAAGAAAGTTCATCGTTAAAAGGATTAACACTTATTTCGGCAGTAAAACCTCCATTATCAATTTCAATATCCCCTGTAACTGGCTTGCCTACTCTTGTTCCCGAAAGTGGAATCATCAAAGCAAGGCTATCCGACAACTCACTCCTCACACTATCAGCCTTTCTATCTACATATACTTTTTGGATGTATGTAAAGGGGGTATAATTAGGGGAATAATCTATTGTTCCTTTTATACCATACGAGCCTAGAGGCCCTTCTGCAATTTCAATCCCGCCCCTACTTGTACCCGAATTAAGGACTATACCTATATTATTAGATGCAGATAAAGCGACTGATGAATCGTCTAAATAAATATAATTGTTATAATCAGCATCCCGTATAGCCACACCATAATCGCTTGTGAATACCAAATCCCCCGTTATCTTCTTATCAGGTCTTGTTCCCGCAAGTGGAATCATAAGCGCAAGGCTATCTGATAGGGTGGTGGAATCAATGCCTCCACTTCCTATACTATCTTTTGCCGCATATCTTGTACCGTCTGATAATAAAAGTATAGTACTATCTCTCCCTGCATTTTTACTATAACTAACTACATAAGGAGAAGTGCTGCCTCCCGCTTTATACCAAAAAGTATTGATACCATTTTTTACTTTATATAGGCTATCGTTACTTGCATAAACATCGGTTAGGTAGTTAGTGCTTCCTGTTGTTACGCCTCCATTAAGTGTCATGTAGTCAATATAAAATCCATTTGCATTAGTACCTGTTGCTGTAAACCTTACTCCGTCTATTGTACTTGGAAATGATGTACTTGCAAAATCAGTAAATGGTATAGATATATTTTGATATACCCCTGTTAACGATTTATTCAATCCTTGCAATGAACTTAATAGCAATGGTGAGGTAACTGATACACCGCCACTTCTAAGGGTAACATAAATATTTGCAGTAGTAGCTAATGTGCTTTTTAGCCTTATAAAAAACTTTAAAGTGTTATAGGTAGTCGTAGAATAAGCAGTACCCGAATAGGTAATGCCTAATCTTGCCCCTGTTGTATTCCATGCGCCTATATCTGTTGCCTTTACTCCTACGTATGGATTAAGAGTATTATCAAAGTTAGTTACTGCGCCTGTATATGCACCTGTATATTCTGGACTTCCAATATTCTCGTTCCATAGCACTACACTACTTACTCCTGATGGTGTTGTTGCTCCTGCACCTACTAAAACATTCGTAAGGTATAATTGACTTGATGGGTCAACTTGTGGTACTGCGGGGTCTGCTGCGGGTGTTCCTGTTAGTTTAAATATCTGCCCTAATGTATCTACCCCTATAACGTCTATTCTTGGTAGTGAAGGGTCTGCTGCGTCTAAGGTAATTGTTCCTGATGCTGAATTATAAGTATTGTTAGTTATGCAATAGATTGCTGCACTTACATCAAACTCTAATAAGCTATTCCATGTTACCACACCACCACTTAATAATCCTGCACAAGTATTTGTACTACTTCCTGTACCATTACCTACAAATAACCACCTTGTAGCACTTATATTTCTTATCCATAAGGCATTATCACTTGTAGTAAATATTTGAGAACCTGCGTAATACTTTAAATACGAATTAAGGTTAGCACTTGCCGTATCTGCGAATCTTGCATTTACAAAACCACTATCGGCTTTTAATATACCTCTCGTTACTAATAAGTTATTAGCATTACCCTGCCATTGGGTATTTTGTGTAGGGTCTGTCTGCCCCATAGTTACAAATGAAAATGCCATAAGGCATATCAGTAATAGTATTTTGTTCATAATTATCTTTTAAATTAATCTAAGAAAAGGAACTATAATAGTTTCCCCTGTGCTAAATGTATTTGTCCTTGTCATAGTACCCGACCCTGTATCAAATGTTACTTGTCCTTCTGATACTGTTTCTGTAACCCCTCCTGCTAATATATATACAAATTGTAACCCACCAATAAACTGATTAAACTGAAATGTATTCTCTCCGTTAGTAGGTTGTCCTGTTGTTGGTGTTGCTGTTACTATAAAAGATAGTGCTGTGTAAACATATCCACTTGGAGATATTGGAGATACAGAACCACCGCCACCGCCAGTTATAATTGCCAATGCCTTCAACCCTTCACCACCGCATAATTCCATTAGGTAATTACTTGTTCCTAATAAGGTTGTATCTGCACTATCATACTCATTCTGCCACCTTATAGCATCTGTTTCCATTGCTAACATTTGTGGTAGTCTTGGGTCTAATTTAGCACCAAATAACCCACTCTTTAATACTTTTGAAAGTGCTAAATAAGTAGATACATCACCTATTTGTATTTTATCTTCGGTAGTTAATGCCATTAGAAAAATAAGTTTTCATTATCTGTTAAATAAGTTGCTGAATCTATTGCTAATTGACTGTTACCTATATCCCCACCTATGCTTACTGCATTTTCAGCACTTATGATATTAGTCCATAACTTAGCCTTATTATCATAGTAGTTCTTATCTTGTGTTACCCCCAAATTAGCTGCTTGAAATTGTGTAAGTGAGTAGTAAAAAGTCTTATTGTAAAGCGAAAATAATGTTAGTACTGTCTTAGTATATAAAACTGTACCCGATACATTTAACCAATCTACTCTTACATTTAAACAATAGTCCTTATCTAAGGCATCTATATCTATTGAAGCATCAGCGTAATCCCATGCTATATAGTTAGTAGTTGTTCCTGTTGGCACAAGATATGTACCATCATTTTTAATAAGATATACCCTACGCTGCGTTACTAAAACATCACTACCTGTTGATGTATCTGTAACTGTTATTATACTTGGTAATCCTACTGTTTGAGAAGTAGTAAATAATGGAGTTAATGCCATAGCTTTTATTTAATGTCAAATGTAAAAATAAACCCCCACTTTTTAAGGTGAGGGAGTAGAAAGTTACTATAAGATTATCAGTTTGTCATTATCTGCATATATGGTGATATTTTAGGGATTTTAAATATCTGTTCAAACAAATCAGCCTTTGCATCAATAGTTGCCTGTGATGAAATACCTGACAACCACTTGTTCAATTCGGCAGAAGTAGCTTGGTCTGCTGTTTTTGGATTGAAAATATCTCCATCTACTATCATCTTTGTTTTCCCTGATATAAAATCTTCTATTTTAGATTTTATTTTTTTCCCTCTGGTTTTAGAAAATTCATAGTATTCATCTTCGGTAACGGGTCTATCTTCTCCTATTTTAGAATCAAATACCGTTAATGTATTTTTATTTACAGGTGCTACCCATCCTTTTTTATCTAATAGGTACTTCCATACTGGGTCGGGGTTTTCTTTTGATTTCAATAAATCAACATCTTTTATAACTTCATCCCCTAAAGAATTTATCCTATTATTTAAAAAATTTCGTGCAATAGGTATATCTTTTATTAATAATTGACCAAAGTTATTTGCCTCTTTTTGTGGTATTCCAAACATCTGTTCTATCTTTTGTGCGCCTTGTGTATATAGATTAGGCATTAAGAAACTTTTAGCTGAATTTTTTATTGAGTTTGATAATATACTTGTTGCCTTATTACTATTATCGCTTGATATAGCTGCCATTATAGGTGCTGCTGATGAAACCCATGTCATATCAGTTATTAACTTCATGCTATTATACAATGTCAACCCTATTCTGTCTGTTAGTGTATCTTCATCTACGTCTTTATCGTATTCTTCGTGATCTCTAATACTTCCAATTACACCTAATCCAAATACCATTGGTGTTAGTTTATAGGAATAATAAGTATCTCCAATCTTAATACTAAATGGCTGCCATCCTTCTTCTATTAATTGTAGTTTTTTATCTATATTAGAAGGGCCAGCACCAGTTATTTGAATAATACCATTCTTAGATAACGCATAGGCTGTTGCCATAGTAGCTATACCTAAAGAAGCCTTTATTATTGTCTGCCTTCTTTCTTCTGGTGTCATTTCAATTCTTTTCCCTGATGCCTCTGATGCTAATAACCCTCTTTTCCCTACTGCACCCCTTACTAAGCCTATTGGACTAAAATCAAGTGAGTTATTTGCTACGTTTGTTATAATCCTCGTAAATGGCACTAAAAATCTTAAAGGCTTAGTACCTCCAACTTGTAAAGAATTGTCAAGGAATCCGCTTATAGCATCCGACAAAGCACCTAATGTACCTTCTGTATTATGGTTAAATGTTCCTTTTGCAGCAAATCCGTATGCCGCATCTGTCATTTCTTGTGGTCTTGACATTTCCATTAACTCATAACGCCTTCTCATTGCAGCTATCCCCGTTAATTTCTCTTGCTTTATTTGTTCGTCTGCAATTTCTAATCTTTCTTTAGTATTAAATAATAACTCATTTACTTTTTGATAAGTTTTCTTAGAAAGTGGGTTTTTAAGTCCGAGCATATTAGCTTCTTTATATGCTAATTGTGTTGCTCTCATTTCTTTTAACCCTTGAAATAAAAGTACATCTTCCGCTTTCATAGCCCTACCTACAAATTTAAACCAATTAGCAGGGTTTAATAATCCTCCCTTAAATCTTGTTCTTTCAAGAATATCAGGTATCTCAATTTTTGCAATATGGATAGGAGTTTCCCCTGTTACAAGTGTATGATACGCTTCTGATAATCCTTTAGTAAGTCCTTTGCTCATCCCTAACATTAAGAAGGGAACTGCTCTTGGATTACTAATAGCTTCAACTCCAGCAAAACTTAATGTATTATAAAAGGTAGATACAATATTTCTTACATGAGTTGCATATCCTGATAATATATTAGCATACCAAACACCTTGCGCTACTTCCCCCCAATTAGTTCCTTTTAAATTTGCTCTGTATTTTAATAACTCTACTGTCGCATTTGTTTTAGGTGAACCTATTGGTGCTTCTTGTATTTTATTAGCTAATTCTATTATTTTTGCGGCCTCTGCTGGACTAACTTTGCCTATGCCTAACCTTTCTGCAATAACATCTAATAATTTGCCATTATCAAATGCCCCTAAATTAGAGAACTTAATTATTTCATCTTGAACTTGCCTTCTTTCTACTTTTGCTCCTGAAAGTTGCTTACTTTTTATTTTGTTTAATCTGCGTATTTCTCTATCTAATATATCCCCTTTTTTACGACTGGCTATATTATCAAATTCTGTTTGTATTTCTTTTGCTAATTGAGTAGCTTCTTCCTTTTCTAAACCTAATTTATCAATAAATTTATTTATCAAAGACTTTTTAGATTCTTCCTTTACTGTATAATGTTCTTTTACTATTTTGTTTATTTCATTTTCAATATCTTTTACTCCCTTAGCTATTTTAACATCACCAGCTTTTAGTGCATGGGTTTGTGCTATATCGTTTACATTTCTTATTACTTCATCATTAGGGGTTTTACCTGTTACTTCTTGTAAATGCTTTAATATTTTTTCTGCAATTATTTCAGCCCTCCCTATCCCCTCATCTAAATATGTTTTAGCCATATTACCAACAAATTCAATACCCTCCTTAGTTAAACCTATCCCAGCATATAAGTTTTTCCCTTTATCTGCTTGATATTTTTTTAAAATATTGGCTCTTGCTTCTCTTGCTTTTGCAACTTTATCTTGTCCTTTTTTTGCTATTCTGCCATGTAATCTTTCTGCGGCTGATTTAGTTTTCCCTTTTTGAGTTATTTGTTCCGCTACAACATTATTAACCTCTTGTAAAGCATCACCTATTTTATCTACATCTTTTTTTATTTTAGTCTTAGCTTTATCCCCTTGCTTTTTCATATCTTTTACACTTGCTCTTAACTGCGCTTCGGGAGAAAGCCTTTCCCACATAGAAAATGCTTGTATTTGCTGCCCTGCATCAGTAGCTAATTTTTCTGTAACAAATGTTGCTGCTTCTATTGTTTTATCTAAATAATAATTCTTTGTAGCTTCATCAGGTGCGTTTTTAGCGTTGTCATTATATTTTTTAATAACAGCCTGCGCTATGGTAGCCCTAACTGCACCATTTACATTATTATTCCTATCCATTATTAAGCTAAAAGATTCATCAACACCTAACTTATTAATAGTTTCTTCTGCTTCCTTTGCAGACATAGCATTTGTCTGCTCTACATATTCTAATGTTTCTTTTACCTTTGCCTTAGATTCAGGACTTAAATCCTCTGTTTCAAGCATTTGCTTGGTAAATGCCCTTTCTTTCCCTTCTACCTTTGCTTCTTCCTCCATTTGCTTTAAAAGTTTTTCTCTTAAAGCATCTTCGGGTAGAGTTCCAAATTCTTTTGTGTTCCAGTTATCTTTAAAGTGTTTAATACCTGCTTCTACCGCCTCTTTTATATTTAAAGATGTAGCGTAAGTTGATTTTATAACTTCGTTTGCTCCTGTTACTAAGTCTGCAATAGTTAAACCTTTTGTAGTAGCACCCCTTGTTGTCTTTGGGGTTAAGAAATCTATAAGGTCTTTAGCTGCCTTATCCGCTTTCTCATTAAACTCTTTTATCTTAATTTCTTTGGTTTTTAAAATGGCATTGGTAGTTTCTGCTGCTCCATCACCCATTGGTTCAGCACCTTGTTGTACTCCTTCTTTAACTCCTTGTTCTTTGGGTTCTGTAATAGTCTTTGATATAGGTTCTGTAACTTCTGTTGTAGGTTCATTTATTTTTTCTTTTGGTTGTTCTTTTACTTCTACTACTCCCTCTTGTTTACCTTCTGTACCCTTTACTTCTTGGGTTTGTTCTTTAGATAGTAGGGATTGCTGAATTTTTTTTTGAATATCATTTAAGGATTCACCTTCTGCCACATTTATATCAATAACTTCTACATCAGGATTTTCTTTTTTAAAATCTTCAAGTGATTGTTTATTTCTACGGCTATCCGAATTTTCAAAATCTCCAACTGTTACGTTTACGATTTTTTTAACACCTGCATCATTTACATCTTCATTAAAATTAGCCCAATCAGGAGTATGGTTTTTAATACGAATTACAGTATTCCCTTTACGTTTATACCCACTTGAACTTAATCCGTTAGCCTGTGTTAATTCAACTTCAAAATCCACAGCATTATCTTTCGACAAATCCATTTCTTTTAATGCAGGATTATTAACCACTCCACTTACTTGACTTTCTCCTTTGGGTAATTTATAAAATGTAACATCACTTTCTTGTCCAAATGATTCTGGGCTATAATCAGTACCATATCCTGCTTCTTCTAACTTCTTATTAAATTCTGTCTTATCATTAGCATCACCATATTTATCAACTATATCTTTTACATTTTGCGGTAATTCATCATACTCTATTACTTCTCCTTGTACCCTATCAGGTATAGTAGATACTACTTCTCCTTCTTTTATACCCGATATGGTACTTACTTCTGTACTTAATTCTACTGGTTTAGATATTTCTTCTGCTGTACCTTCTATTATAGGAGGGGTAGGTTCTTTTAATGGTTCACCTGTTACTTCATCAATTTCGTATTTTAATGGGTCGTTTGTTTTTGTAATATTTTCTATTTGCTTATTTAATGCCTCTATCTTTTGCTCGTATAGTGGACGCTGTGTTTCATCCTTAGTTTCCATTTCTGCAATAAGATTATCCTTTGCTTGTATAAGCCCTGCTACTGACGCTTTTGCTTCTGGTGTAAGCCCTTCGGCTGTTTTAGCTAATGCCTCTTTATATCCATCAATGCTTTCTATTACTTGTTCAGTAGCACCTTTTGGTATATTACCTTGTTGTTCGTTTGCTGATAATACCTCTCTTATATTTTCAGTTGGAACATCTTTTAGCGCATTTTTATATGAAGATAATAAAGCCTTTGGCATTTTGACAGCACCCGTTACAGCACTTGTAATACCATGTAATATCATTCCTACTGTTGCGTTTTCTTCAAAAGATTTTAAAGTGGCTGATGCTATATCTTCTGCCTTTGTATTATACCCCTCTATATTACCTTCTATTTGCTCTCCTGCTGTAACACCTGCGGTAGTAGCACCCATTTTAAGCCCCGCCTTAATAGTTCCTTTTGCAAAGTCTTTTATGATATTTTTACTTTCTGCTGTTATAGGGGCTTTCATTAATCCCCCGCTTCCTCTCATAAACACCATATTCTCTACTAAACCTCCAATTCCCCCTACAATAGTTCCCGATTCTTTTGCCTGTTTCATCAAGTCTAACTCATTAGCATTAGGGTTCTGCTGTTTTAGTATATTAAAACGTCTAAGGGTTTCATTCGTTGCCCCCTGATTCTGCATATCATATGCAGTCATAGCAAATGCTGTTACTGCCGGTAATCCTGCTAATGATGCCCCCGCTGTTTCTGGTGCTGCTGCTACCATTGCAGTACCAGCCATTGTTCCTATTGTAGCTTTTGCTAAAAATGGCCCTGCGCCTCCTAAAAAAGTACCTGCGCCTTGATCTCTTTCATCTAAGTATTCATCTGTTGGTCTTTCTGCTGCCTTTCTATTAGCAAACTCTACTTGCTGCTCGGTAGTCATGGTATTAGTAAAATCATCAGCTTCATCATTACCATTTACGGCTTCATTCCATCCTTTACTTACCCCTTCCCAAAAACCTATTGTTCTATCCAATCCTAATACTCCATCTTTACTATGATAAGTAGCATCGCCATTATCTACTAATTTCTGTATTTTTTGTCTTTGTTCATTATATAATGGAGTACCCTTTGGTGCTTTAATTCCCATTATTTTTAATTTCTTTTCGGTAGTATTATCTATGGCTATTTGTTCTTTCTCTTTTATCTTTTCGCCCCTTTTAATGCTTTCTTTTATTTCTATTTCTGTCAATGGTTTAGATACAGAAGTGCTTGCTGCGACATTGGATATATTTATTTTTTCAGGCTTATACTCCGATTTCCGCTTTCTTTTTGAGAAAGAAAGTGGGCTATTCATTTCAAATTCAGATTGCTCTACCCTTTTACCACCTCCCATAATAGGATTAGGCTGTTGTTGTTGTGTAGGGTATTGCCCAAAAGCACTTATATCATCTTTCATACCCCATGATATTCCTTCTGCTTTTACGCCTAACTTGGTTGATAAATTTGCATACTCGGACGCTTCACTTTGAGTTAATCCAGTTGTAATGTTGGCCTTATCCCATAATTCTGTAAAGCGTTTCTTTTCTGCGTAAGCCCCATTTTTAGGGATTGGTGCAATCGTAGGGAAATCTTCTTCACCAAAATCTACTTGGTCTTTATAAACAGGGTATTTAGCTATAATCTTATCAGTAAGTATTTTGTCATCAATATCTTTATAAACAGGATATTTTGCCTTTATTTTTTGCGCAAAATCCTTTACACTTACTTTTACAGGTGGTTCTTGTTGACCATTCTGTTCGTTATTTATTATATTATCTTCCATAATTTATAAATCTAATTCTAATGGATTATTTTCTGTTTTTGTTTTAGGTGCTGCCCCTACTTGTGTTCTTTTTAACTGCCCCTTGTTCATTTTAGTAGTAACCCCACCTATCCTTGAAAACTTATTAGCAAGTGCTTCATCCCTATCTACTTGCCTACCTGCTGCATCAAATAATGCTCCGTTTTCTATTTTTAAATATAATTTGCCGTTCCTGATTATTGGCGGTACTTTATATTGTCCTCTTGCATCCATCTTCCCTATCAAGTCCTCTGTTTCTGCGGCAGATAACCCTTCAAGGCTTGCTAATTTTTCGGTTTCTGTTGTTGTTGGGCTAAGCGGATTATTAGGATTGCTACCATATACCACTTTAGGCAAATCTACTACATTAACAGCTACAACATCATAAGGGTCTGTTACTTGGTTTAATATAGCACTTAATCTCCTGTTTTTATTTTGTTCAGATATTGTTTGCTTCTCTAATGCGTTTTTACGCCTTATTTCTATTAGTTCTTTTTTAAGTTTTTGTGCATAGTTAGGGTCTGTAACCTTTACTTCTTGCATTGATTCTTTTGTTCTTAAAATAGCGTCTGCTTGTGCGGCTTGTTTTGGGGTTTCTATTACTTTATCCTTTCCGTAAACCTCTTGATAAGCATCATTAGCTTGTGTCATAAAGGTTTTATCTGTCATTAAATTTTTGTAATGCTTTCTTGCTATTTTACTACCCTCAAATAAATTCCCTGCATTTGTCGCAATAGACTGTATAGATTCAGGTGCATATCCCATTGGAATAAATACACTTCCTGTTACTTCATCTACTCTTGCATTTTTTTCATCGTATGTAGGCTTTGATTTTCCTATTGCTGCGTTAAAAAATTGTGTTTGCTTTTGAGGGTCAAAGTCAGGTATTGCTTTTGACGTATCTGCCCATCCATATTCACTAACTCCATCATCTTTATAAGATGCAGGGTCATATATTGACCTATGTATTTTATCTATAATTGGCAAATCTTCTTCTTCGGGGTTATATGTACCTTCAAACTTAGCCTTACCCATTTCTAATTCTGTCTTTGCTCTTGCTTTTGATTGCGCTATTTTATTTAAAATGGATTGGTATTTACTCATATACTGCTGCTGTGGCATACCTCCACTCTTAATGTTTCTCTTATCAGCCATTGCGTCAATCTTCCACTGCTCAATATCTCTTAATATCCCTCCGTTTTCACTTTCTAAATCTTGTTTTCTAACTCCTGCTGTATTTAGGCTATCCCCTAATTTATTATAGTATTGGTTTAATGCTTCATCCTGTGCATTTTTTTGTGCTTGTGCTTTTTGCAAAGCCACTCTATAAGGAGTAGTATCAAATATACCTTGACCGCCTGAATATAATGTAGAAGGATTAATTAATGCCATTTTTTTATTTATTTTAATATCCGAATTAAACTTTATACTACTGGGGTGTCAGTTTTTTTGAATTGACCAGCCATTCCTGCAACATCACTTAACCCTCCAAATATGTTTTGCAATCCCATATTTTTAGTTCTTGCTGCTTGTCCTGCTTTTGCTGCAAGTAGGTTATACTTCATTTCAAATGGGTATTTCTGCTCTTGTGTTTTCATACCTGCTGCTTGTCCTAATCTACTAAGGTCTTGTCCTTGTTGTTGTTCTGCTTGTGCTGCTGCTCTTGCACTTGCATCATTAGAGCCTTGTACTAAGCCACCAATAGTAGCTAATCCACCCCTTCTGTTTTGTGATGCACCTATTCCTGTCGCTAAGTTACGACCTATTTGATTAGTTTGTTGTCTATATGCAGCACTATTATATGCGTTTGGGTCATATTTAGCTAATGCCTTGTTGTAGAAATCCATTATAGATTCATTAGGCTTATAGGTATCTGCAAACCTTTCTAATTTACGATTGGCTTTCTTTTCGCCACTAAATAATGTTTGAAGCCCACCACCTATTGTTTTTAATGCTCCCGAAGCTAATGATGCGATTGTTAACGGATCCATAATGATTTATTTTTATTATTTTATCTATTATTTAATGCTGAATCAGTAAACCTTAAACTTACTATATTCAAAGATACTAAATTACTTGCATTTGCGTTATTCATTTTTATCTTTATCCAATCTCCTTTTAATGTGCTACCCCCTTCTATCCCTCCTATGCTATTACTATCTCTTAAAAGTGCTGCACACCACTTACCTTCTAATGGCTTAAAATCTTCTGCTACAAGGTTACTTTGTTGTGGTGTAGTGCCATAACTCATTAATGATGTTTCTATTTCAGGACAACTCCATACATTACTTGACTTTTCTTCATAAGCTAAGAATGACTTAACCGCCCCTGATGCTTGGTTAAATACTGGTGTTATACTGCTTTCGTACTGCACTCCATAAAAATTATTATACGTGCTGCTATCATGTGTGTATAATGCACCATTTTTAAAACTTACAAATAGAGTTCCCAATGTAGTCATCATTTCGGGTTGCAATGAAATAAAGCTATCAAATGTATTACTTTCTTCGTCAAATATTAAGGTTGCTGCTGCATCTGTTCCTGTTGCTTCTAATGCTACTACATAGTTGTTTAGTCTTTGGTCAAATGCTCCATAAACTTTATAATTACCTGTTCTTAGTGGTAGCTTTTCTGTTGCCCATGAGTTTATTTTATAAGTTACAGATATAGGGTTTAGTCCATCATTACTTATCCTACAAACCTCTCCTACTACGTTAGTAGTAAAGTAATCCGCAAAGTTATAAGATGCTAAACTTTCAGCGTGTTCACCTATCCCTTTATTACCTGCATAGTATTGTATAGGGTTAAGTAACTTATCTGTAACTACTAATAGTTGTGTACCGTCTGCGTTCTTTGAAATCTGATTAAAGATAGGTACACTACCCACCTTAAACTTTTGGAAAACACGAATATATCTATCCCTTGTTTTTACTCTCATTATATCTCCTGCACTTAGATCATATTCATCAAAGTTTAATGGAAAGAACCGATTTAACCCATTGATATTAGTATTAGGTTGAAACGCTTGTCCAAATCTTACCATTGCAGAATAGTATGCTCTCCTTGCATTTTCATCTACTATATTAGGTCTGCCATCTATACTGTTTACTGCACTTATATAAAAATCTACAAGGTTTCTGTCAAGTACATTAAATGTTTGAGTAGAAGATATGCCTGTTTCTGCTACTTTTAAATTCCTTTGCCTAAAATAAGCATCACCATTGTAAAAATTAAATTCGGCAGGTACTTTTGTAGCTATATCTTGGTCGGTTACTTGTCCAGCATGATACCTTGTGCTTAGTGTTGGATTTAATATTCTATATTCTTCTCCAAACTCATAATATACTTGATTTTCGCTACCCGCTAATTGTTGTGAAGGTCTGTATATCTGAATTACAAAATTATCAGAAGTAAATAAACCATCATTAAATGGAGATGATTTTCTTGTTTTTACAAACGTACCCGGCACAGGAACTCCATTAATTTTAGGGTCAACCACAAGTCCTTCTATTGCCGCATCGTATGTATCGTTAAAGACTACATCAGTAAACACATTCCTTATTAACCTTAATCTATCCCCGTCTTGAAATGTATAACTTAATACTGCTGCTGTTGTTGGAAATTTATCCTGATTTAATTTGATGTTACTTACATCATAATATAGATAATTATCTTCCGCTTTATTAACTGCTACTGTAACCCAATACAAATAATTTGTATTTTCTTTTGTCAATACCCATTGATAGCTATATGCCCAATCGGGAGGGGTATGATATATTTTAGAATTGATATATGGTAATAAAACTTCTTGACTAACATTTTCTGCATAGGCAGGGAAAGTTACTTTGCTATTATAAAGCACTCCATTAGTTTTGCCTTTTTGGTCAAAATATACAAGTCCTATTCTTCTTTCAGTAGAGAATGGAAATGTAGCTATTGAATTTGTAGTAGCGGATGATGCAGGTGCAGAAATATCTAAAGCAGAAAAAGCATACACAGTAGTATAATAGAAAAACCTAACCATACCAATAGCGGGATTTGATAAGAAGCTAACATCAGCTATCCCTATTGCAATAATACTTGCTTGTATCTTTGTTGCTACTGTGGTAGCTGTATCTCCTGCTACTGTGGTTACGGATGCAGCATCAAGTATAGCACTATCAGACAACCTTCTTAGTTTTATTTTTACTGTTGTACCTACTGCTGGTAATCCTGTAAATGTAACTTGATACTCTCTCCCAATGATAAGAATTGGCCCTAAATCAACTAATGCCCCACTAAGACTTCCTGTGGAAGTTCCACCCCCGGCTGCTATTGTATCTACTTGTATATTTACATTTGGCTCTAAATCTCTATTATACCCTTCTGTTATTCCCCAATATGTTAATACATTACCATTTGCAAGTTCTTGTGCATTTGCCTTTTCGGGTACTGCGTCAAACAATAAAATACTTTCAGAAATATCAATATTTGGATATACCCCATCATTGTAAAATGAATAAGGGAAATCTACATTTTCTACAAATACACCACTTGGTTCTACTAATGTAGTAGTGTTATATTCATAAAGTGCAATATCAAATAATAGGTATAATGTACCTTGTACATTTGTTGCAAGTGATATTCCTAATGCTCCAGCACTTACCGCTAATGCTGTTGCTACTGTATTTGCATTATCTCCCGCTATTGTGGTATAGGTGGCTGCTGTTACTATTGCATTGTCAGATAATCTTTTAAACTTAATTGTTACTACTGTACCTGCTTTTGGTAATCCTCTAAATTCATAAGCATAAGTAGTTGTTAATGGTAGTTCCGCATATACTGTTGCCTCTACTGTAAATGCAGTATTAATACTTTCTACTAATACAAAATCACTCCAATCATTACTTTTTTCTACAAAGGACATTCCTAATTCTACTGCCTTTACATTTTTACTGCCACTATTCAATGATAGTCTTACTACGTTATTATTTGTAATTACGCTTGTATAAGTATCAGTTAAGATATTTACAGGCAATGGAACTGCGCTTATTGGACTAAATGTACTTTTTTCAAGGTCATCATATACGTATCTATACTTAAATCTAAATAGTTTATTTCTTAAATTATTTGCCCTTCTATCTACATCATTACCATAAAGATTACTTGGTGGTGATAGTGGAGGCATTTTTGCTACATCAATAATATTCCTTTCTACGGGTGTGTACATCCCCGCTTTAAAACTTTGAATATTTAATCCCGTTGGCCTACCTAAGCTATCTAAGAAATAAAGTAAATCACCTTCTGTTTCTCTTGGTAATACGTTTATGCTTGTTATCTTTTCGTGTTGTGTAAATCCTAAAATATCTACACTTCCTGTATCTGTTAAGTTTTCAAGTATAGGGGTAATTGTCCTTGTTGTGTTATTGTATTCTAAAATTAAATGCAGATTAGTGCTATTCCATACAAAGTAGATAATAGTATTTCTTAGTGTATTAGGGTATGCTCCTATAACTTTATTTGTTCCTGCTGGTAATGTATAATCTACTAACTGATTACCTACTATATTTGTTATTACTAAATCATTAGAACCCTCTACTGCATCCTTAGTAATATTAAGTGCATCTATATATGCGTTTGGTTGTACCCTATATGGGCTATCATCCAAATTAAGTCCTGCACTAAAATCACTTTTTATACTTTGCATTATACTGGAGATTGTTCGGGTTCAGTTAATATAATTTTATTTTCATCAAGCAACGAATACTGCACATTTTGTATAATGATAACAGGATTTGTTAAAGACTGTGGGTACAATATCCTATCTCCAACACTATACCCCAATGTATTAAAGTTCTTTTCTTCTATATACCCAAAAGTTAATAAATCAGAATTTATAGGTAATGATATATTATATACACTTGCAGTTGGTGTAACTACAAGGTATGGCGGCTTTAAGTATATCTGTATTGGTAGCATTAAGTTTTAACTGTTAGTCTTGTACTTTCTAATGATGATTGATAACCGTCTTGTATTGAAAGTGGCTTATACCTAAGAACTGCCAATCGCCTTTCGTTATAATAATCATGCCTACGATCTCTCTTATCCCCTAATGTACCCCTTCTGCTATTCGGTAGGCTTATTATATCTTTCCATCTTAGATAGGCTATAATCGCTTCCCTAAAGTGTATAGGTAGGAAGTAAGCCTCTCCCTCCTTTGGACTTGAAATGTATTCCAATATAAGATACTCGTACTTAAATGTTTCATTAAGTAATATAACTCCGTTTGCATTATCAATTTTAAAACTCCCCACGAATGGCGCACCACTTGGTAATCCGTAAAGATTTCCAAAAGTACCATTATCATAGTAGTTATAAAATACTCCGCTTTGTGGGTTATAAATATTAGAAAGGCTATTATCTTGTGTTTTTGCAATTCTATCAGGTAATAAGTCAGCGTATGTTGTTAGTTTATTATTATAGTTAAGTGTTACTACTTCACCTTTATCATTTAGTACTCCTACTTTTGAATAATTAAGATAATCACCGGGTAGTGTTACTGTAAGGTTTGAATTAATAGGTAGCTTTACAGATTTAACCGAATAAAAGAAATCTAATCCTAATTCATCTAATGCTCTAAATGCCAAATTGAAGCACTTAAAATACTTATGCACTCCTTGTTCGGATTCATCAAGATAAAAGTTTATACATTCATCTAAATCTACCCATTGACGATTTTGTGTTGACATTTCTCGCTTTTAGTTTTAATTAAGTGCTATAATGGCGACATCTTCCATCATATAAAATAGTTCTCCATCACATTCAATAGGCATACCCCAACCATGTACCCTATAACCAATATCACCTTTCTTTAACTTCATAGGTCTTTTACTTGTTCCGTTACCTACTGCCACTACTTCTACTTTATCTCCTTCCTTTACTAAGTTATCAGGAATATACAAACCACTTAATGTTGTATTTGTTCCCATAAACGCTTTTACTACTATCTTGTTTCCTATTGGCTTGACCATAATACAGGTATTGTGTTTGTAAAGTTTTTTATATCCTGAAATTCATCTTCAATATTATCAAAGTAAATATCAGCATTTAACATTTGTAAAGTTTCTAATTTAGGTTTATGCGAACAATAAAAAACGCTATGCTCACTCATCCTAATTTTATCAAGTACTGGCTTTAATGCTTTTTTATTAAAATCATTATCTGTTCTTGCCGTTACTATATAAACTTCGTTTCCCTCTCTTATCAGTTTTTTTGCCAATGCTTGTAACCTAATGTCATCAAGCGTTCCGTCATAATCAAAACATACTATCATAAATTATGTTGTCTTAATTGCTCCCGAACCATCATTTGCTGAATCCTCTGCCTGATTCCTTTCAAGTATTAATAATTTAGAACAATAATCTATAATTACAGGTATATAATCATCGGGTACAATTAATTCACTTGTTAAGTCAGAACTATTGCCACCGCTAATCATTGTAACACTTGCAGTATATTCACTCATTAATATAGGAGTAAGTACTTTTGCATAGTTTCCTTCCACGTAATAAAGAACTTTATTGGGTACTCGCCTCATACCATTTACATACCCTGTTTGATTTGTAGATAAAGGTATTGCATCTATTGATACTTTGTTTAGTGTACTCTTAAATCTTATATTAGAAATACCTTCATTCTTCCCTACTGCTGTTGGTATTTGTGGGAGTTCAAACTTCCATAAGAAGTTTTCGTCTTGCGTAATGGCTATACTTTTAAATGTAGTATAAAAACTATTGTTTACATAGCCTACTCCATCTAATTGTATTGCCTCTTTGTAGTTTTGCTTTACTGCTAATGCTAACCCTTGATTTATATAAATATTAATCAGGTTATCAGTTATTTGTGAATCCTGTGTAGGTTGCCCATTATGGACTAACCTTGATATTTGCTCTATTAAATTTTGACGAACCATTTTTGTACCTTTAAAGTGTCATTATTGACCTGTATTTTTAATTTCATTGCTATATGCAATAACCTGATTCATTTGCAAATTTAAGCCAACTAATTGTAATGCCCTAACTATTATTTCTAAAATTGAAACGTCATCCCATACAGGGTCAATACTATGTACTGCACTATAAACCCTTCTGCCATTACTATCAAGTACATAACCCCAATATATTGAAGGTGGCGTTTTTACATAACTCATTTTAGCTTGTGCTATTGTTGTTGGGGCAAACTCAAAACCTGTATCTTTTAGCATATAGATAGGATTGGTTGCTACGGGGTCTATCTTACTATTGTATGCAGAATACCATCTATCTTGGTCAACAAATCTTATTCTACTATACCCATATACACCCCACATACTATCTGTCTGTACATAATCAGCAGGATAAGGGGAAAATCCAGCACCATTGACGTTTAATGTGTACCCATAAATTACAGGTGTTAAGCGTTGTCTAACTACTGAATTTTGCCCTAATTCTACCCTTGCTACTGGCCTTCCAGCTTGGTACTGCTGTAAACTACCTAATAAAAATGAAACATAACTGTTTTGGGCTAAGTTTGACACACGATTAAATTCCTCGCTTGTTAAATACCCATTTTGAGATTTGTTTACGGCAAACTGCATCAACAAATACATATCATTTACAGTCATGTTCTTTTTTTTATTTAACTACATTATTTAATTGTTCTAAGAAAACTCTCCCTTCATCACTATTTGTCATTGCAAGTTCTACTAAATATTCTTGTGGTTTTCTTGATGCAGGTATTTTACCGATCATTCCACCATTTGCCCATGATACATTTCCGTTTCCACCACCTAAATCAATCTTAGCATCTAATATCGCTTTTTTAACTAAGTACGCTACTTCTACTTCTTTTGAATTTAGATTTTGCTGAAACTTTTTAGGATCACGTTTTGCAAATAACATCAATTCCCTTCTTATTCCATCGTCTGTTTTAGGCTGTCCTAATTCATCATAGAAAATAATACCAAAGAAGTTAGCTAATTTTCTTGCCTTACCGATTTCCATTTTACTTGCTTCAATAGCCATATCCATTTCAAGCATTTCTTTATCAAGTGCTACTTGTTGTTGTTTTGCAGGGTTGTATTCAAAAAACTCATTTTTGCTACCGCCTCTGCGTGAAGGATTGTCTAACAAGTGTCTGCAATTATTAATAAAATCTAAGGTTAAAGAATCCCAATCTGGTACTCTTAAAACCCCACCTTCAAACTGCAAAGAACGTCTATTATTTCTAACATAGTCTTTATCTTTTAAAGTTTCTACTAAGTCTGTTGCCCAAATACTATTTGCACCTGAAAGAAGCCATATCCTTTCCATTTTACCTGTTGTGGGATTTATTACATCATCTATCCCATCTATATAAACTCTACCTTTTCTTTTGGTGTTTACTAATTTATAGATAATCCATTTTGTTTCGTTACTCTTTGAATTTTCTTCTGCTAAACGAGTAATTTCATTTGATATATCTAATCCGTTTTGTGTGCCATTCATTGAATTTTGCACATCTTTTATTTTTGCCATTTTTATTTATTTACTTTATGAATTTAATTCTCCTTCATCCCGAAGGCGTTTAAAAGAAGCACCCTCACGTTTTAAGCAAGGGTGCTATCATATTTAATTATGAACTTGTAACCTGAATAAACTGGTTAGCAGCTACTACTCTAACACCACGATAACAAACCATTTCAACATGATCTCTTAAAGTTCCGTCAGTTGGATTCAAAGAACCACCACCCCACTGCCATACACGAATACCATTACCAGTTGTACCACCACGTTGAGGTTGTTGATACATAACTGTGATATTTTTGTAAGACTTAGTGCTGTCTTTGCTATCTCTTGAAGAACCTTGTGGGCAGATAATACCATAGTTACGGAACGCATCAGTTGTTGGTGTTTTACCAGTTGTAACCTCTGTATTGAACTGTGAGTATTTCTTAACTCCGAATCTGTAACCATCAATCATAATGCTTTGTACACCATAGTTGATATTTGCTTCTTCGGATTTTTCGTTGCTACCCCATACCCATGCACCTGCTGGGAACTCTTTAAAGATACCATCAGAGAAGTTTTGACGTTGGTAAATATCTTGCAACCAAAGGTTATCTTTAGCGCAACCATTTACGTCCATGATACGAGTAATCTCATGCAATTTTGCAATATCCAAAGTACCCGGAGTGTAAGTTACATTTTCTCCACCTGCCTCAATTTGAGAAATGAAACCTTGTGTACCTACTGAATTGCTAAGTCCTGTGTTATTTTGAATATCACCACGCATTAATTTTTGCTCAATGTTATTCTTATAACGAGTGTTTGCTTTTACAAGTCCTTTCAAAGTGAAATAACTTGTTCCAGCTTGTCCACCACCTGCCATTTCAGAACCGCTTACACCACTATTGTAGTAAACTTCGGTCATTTCTGCAAGGTCAGTAGCACTCCATGATTCTCTCATTTCGGTAACTGTACCTGTGTACTTTTTATCTAAATGAATCAATGGCTCAATAGAACTTGATGCTTCACCTACGTCCATGTTACCACCGAAAATCAATACTTCACTTGCCAATAGATTCAAAGAACCTGCTGATACAAATGCTTGTGTAGATTGCTTAGGTCTAACTGTGAAAGTAAATGCACTTGGAGTAGTATCATCTACTGCAAGGATAACACCTTCTACGTTACTTGATGCAACTCTTACTGTTTCACCTGCTCTTAATGGAGATTCAGTTGTAGAGAAATAATCGGCTGCTGCGATAGACAAAGTAACTGTTGCTCCTGCTGCTGGTGCTACCACCGCAGTAAGGTTAGTTACGGCTACCATCAATTTACCTCTGTTCTCAAACCAAAAGAAATCTCTGTTTTTTACTTCTTCCATGCCGCCATATGTCGCAAGCCACATGAAAAATTCTTCACTACCGTACTTTTCAACATATTTGTTGTAGTACTGTGGGGTCAATAACTGTAAGTCAGAGATTAACGCCCGATTCACTCCACCTTCTACGCTAATTGCGCCCGGTTGGAGGATGTTACTGGTTGGGATTCCTGCCATTTTAATAAATTTAATTTTTTTAAAAAATAATTGTTGTTTTTACAATTAGTTTGACCAAAAAAAGTCTTGCATCTTTTGGGTATCTGTTTTATCACCCTCTGGACTAAATGCTTTTTGACCATTCCCTCCACCTACATTAATATTACTTGCTTTTTTACGATACTCTACTAATCTCTTAGCAACACCATCGTTTACAAATTTCTGTGATATTTTATCATCACTTTCAAGTTTTGCAATATCTCTCACCATCTGATTTACGTTTAATGTATTGTCAGCGTTCACCCATCTTTCGGCAAAAATTGCGTTTACATTAAAATCGTTCTCTGCAAATGATTTAAGTTTGTCAGTAACATTTTTCTTTTCTTCTTCTGATAAGGTATAGCTTAGGGGTATAGCGACATCTTCGTCTTTATACTCCATATTAAACCCTTCAAATGAATTAATAGATGAATCTACACTTTGCAAATAGTTCGCTACAAATTTCTTACCTGCTACCAATTCTTCTTGGGTAGGTTCTACACTTGTTTCTGCTTTTTGCGATATATTAGGAAGTACTAATTCCGATTTGTATTTATCTAATTCAGGCTTTAATAATTTCGCCTCAATTAATAATTCTTTTTTAGCATCACTCAAATCACTTTCCCACTTTGATTTCCTTTCAGCAAACTCATCATCAGTTTCCTCAAATGTTTGACTTGGTTCTGCTGGTAATGCGAATTGCTTATTATACTTATAGTCAATTTCTTCGGGAGTTAAGTCCTTATACTTTTGTTGCATACCAAACTTTATAATTTCGGTTGCTGTACTTTCATTAACCTCTGACGTTGTAAGTCTTTCTACTCTTTTCTTTTCGTTTAAAAAAGTGAATAGTTCATCCTCTTTTCCATCTTTTACGTACTCAAAGAACTTTTTGCTTGTTTCATTAGCAAATTCCAAATCTTTAGGTGCTGCATCTTTTAATTTACGCAACTCATCTATTTCAGATTTTGCGCTTGCCCAGTCCTTAAACCCTAATTCTTTTTCAAGATAGGTATTGGCATCTACTATTTCTTCTTCTTGTTTTGTTTCTGCAACCTGTTCGGTTGTTTGCAAGGTAGGAGCATCTTGCCCCGCAGCACTTTCAGTCCAACTTCCTTCGTCAAAAGGATTGGCTAATTGTTGCTGTTCTTGCGTTTGTGTTGTTTCTTCCATTTTTGTTTATTTATATTTAAGATAACATAAGCAAGTAATTAAATTTTGCCCCTGTTCCGCTAAGACTTTGTGCTATGTTTTCAATATCACAATACCCTTTTTCTTCACCAAATTCTTCTAACTTATATGCAAAATCCATTATCTCTTTTGCTAATTTCTTAGATACCGAATTTGAATATTCAGGGATAGCTTCAAGTTTTATTTCCCCAATCATTTTCCCTTGATACCCTTGTATTTTTTCACTTACCTCATCCTTTACTCCTACCAATTCATTATACAGAAAATCTAATGCTTTATGTTCTGCAAAAGAAGTAGTGCTTAGATGAAACTTGTGGGCTGCATCGTGAAAATAAAATAATTTACTTTGTATGGATTCAGGGGTAAGCGTTGTCTTTGGTTCTTCTGAATCCTCTTTTTTGGAAACTTTTAAGAGTGCCATATTATGATATTTTAGCTAACATTATAATAATTTTACTTGCTGCTGCTGATGTACCACCAAACTTTAAATACCTACCAGCAACATTTATTTTATACAACCCTGCTGCATCAACGGCTGTTACTGCTGTATTAGTTGATAGCTTAGTAGCATATACGGCAGTAAAGTTTGCTGCTGTGGTATAGTTACCATCAGTAGTACCTTGTACATCACCACTATCATTAGTAGATGTAATACTTATTGTTCCTGTTGGTGCAACAAATTGTGCTACTACATAATCATAGTTAGATACATCAATAACGAAAGCGTTGCTTACGAAAACTGGTTGGATATATTGTGCTAACATAGTTTTATTTTTTTATTTAGTGTTTACATTACTTGTTGTTGTCCTTGCATTTGCTCTTGTTCCATTCCTTCTTGTGGTTGTTGCTCTTGCATTTGTTCTTGTCCTTCTTGTTGCCCCTGTTGTTGTTCTTGCTGCATTTGTTGTTGTTGCATTTGCTCTAATACTTGCTGTTGTATTTGTTCGTTTTGTATAGATGCTGGCAATGCTACATTCTGAATAACCGCTTGTGCTAATGCTTGTAATTCTACCGGCATTGGTAGTCCTTGCTCATATATCTTCATTATAGAAGCTAAAACTGTATTTTTATTTTGGTACTCTCCGGTTGTTTTTGTTTTCTGTAATTCAATATCCCCTTTTACTGATTCAGTTTCTTGCTTTGATTTTTCTGCTGCTTGTGCCGATGCTATTTGTCCTTCTATTGTAGCTTTTTGATTTTGCGCTGCTGTTTCTTGTTGGCTTTTTAGCATTTTTCTTTGCCCTTGCCTATACAATGTTTCAGCTAATTTCACATCCTCCTTTGCTACTCTTATTAATTGGAATGGGTCAATAAATAAAACAAGTTCAGGTGTTGATACCATTGCTTGATTAAGTAATGCCTCAAATTTCATTATCTCTTGGCCATCAGGTAAAAATCTAACATTGGTGTTAAATATTCTACTTGCTACTTCCTCTTGATTTATTAATCTTCTATAAACATCTGCGCCATGAGTTACACTATCCTTTAGTAAACAAGATATTTTCCTTGCAGTATCTTTCATACATTCAGCATAAGCTAAATACATATAATCGGTTGCATTTGCAGCTACGTCTTGTGATGTGGCTACGTTACCTTGTGTTACTCTTGGTTGTAATGCACTTGCCGCTAAATTCGGGTCTTCACCTAATTCATCCCTTAGCACTTGATAATGGAATCTATACAACTCCATTAAGGCTTGCATCTGTGGTAAAAACCCTGCATTTGCAAGTTCTGTAATTGGTACAGGTACAGGATTTCCTTCTGCATCTGTTCCGTTATAATACAAATCACCTACTTGTTCGTATAGTTGTTTGTAGTCTATTGTTTTATTCTTATCTCCTAATCCGTAATCTATATTTTGTAATGCAGTTACATTTATTGCAGCACCTACTGGTTTCATCTTAGCTACAAGTTGCTGTATCTTTAACCTTGCTAAAATCATTTGATCGGCAGGTTCTTCTATCTTTTCAGGCACAGCTATATTTCTCATTTCATAGCTTTGGTACATATAGAATGAATAAGAAAACTCTGCGTTACCTACTTCTTTAGGGTCTTGTGGTCTAATCATGTTTTGCTTCAATCCCCACTCTAACATATAGTCAGTATCTTTCACATACACACCACGATAGATATTCCACATTCTATCTTCTTCCGCTTTTTCATTATCACCCCTTTTTTCTGAAACTCCTTTTTTTACAATAGTGCTTTTATTCTTTTTTGTTGTTACTACTGTATATGGCTCGCTATCTACTGTTTTAATTTCAAACTCATAAATATCAACATTCCATTCATCATAAGGTCTTGTATAAATAGCTGCCCATTGGTCAAGCCATGTAATCTTATCGCCTAATTGATATTCTTTTGCAGTTGCAGCTATTCTAAATAAATCTTCTTCTGTTAGTTTACCACCAAATTGCTTACCATACTTTTTACGTAGTTCGCTTATCTTCATTGCCCTAACTCTACCTCTAAATGTGGTATCTCTAAAATCAGGAAACTCACTATATGAATAAAAAGCATTTTCAGGTTTAACCCATTCAACATGAATAACTCCATACTCATCCATCCACGTATAAGTACCTACAAATCCTACTTCCGCACTATCATGTAGCATTTTTTCTTTCATAACAGTAAACCAACTGCATGAATCTAATACTTCATTAGTACCCATTTCATACTTAATTTCTTCTGGTAGTCTTTGGAATTGAGTAACCCATAAATTAAGTTCTTCTTTATCGGCAGGAATTGAAGTGTTTTGTGGAATCATTTGCACCCCTGATTCAGCCTGTAATTGTTCTAACATGGCTCTATTATCCATGATAAACTCTATGTTCTCGTATTCGTCTTGCTTTTGTTTTACTGAAAGTGAATCGGTAGCATTTACTACTATCTTTTCATTTCGGTTCATCCATCGGCCTACTAATCCTGATACAATCCTGTTTACTATTCTAATGCTTTGCCAGTTAATATTTGCATAGTTAGTCTTTCCGTTAAATTCCATTAAGTCCTGAAATTTCTTCATATTAATTTTGCCATTGGCAGAATTTCTATTTTGCTTAAACCTACTGTTTCTTGCAAAATAATACCCTCCAATGCCTCCATTAACTGTACTAACGATGTACTTAGCCAAATCTAAGCCCGTATTATCTTCGGATTTCTTAGCAATGCTATTATTTGATAACTGAAATTCTTTTAGTATTTGTTGGTTTTGCTCCAAAATTTGTACTTTGAGATAATTTTCATAAAACTACTATTAGTTTTGAATTTTTATCTTTGTTACGTTAAAAAGTTATATTAACTTTGATAAACTTTTGTCTATGGCAATAATGCAAATAAAAAGGATGCCCGATGATATATCCCTATATCTCAAACAAATTCAGAAAGAAATAAAAGAAAAAAAAGGGATAAAACAATTCTCCTTAGAATTAACCGCAATAAGTATAATCAGAGAACACAAAGATGATAAAGAAAAAAAGCAACCTTAATAGTTGCTTTGTATTCCGTTGTTTTCATAAAGTTTTATAAGTGGTGTGGTCATCGGTGGCGGCACTCTTACTGGTTCAATCAATACTGATATTAACATCAAGAACGAAACTACTGTATCATAACTTGTCCTATCGTATGGGTCAAATAATAATGAGTTCCTTAATAGTTCTATGTAGTCAATCATATTACAATGATGCTCAAAATAAGATATACCATTATCAAGTTGCTTAGTAAGGCTAAATGGCGTTATTGGTGTTCCTCTATATCTTTCCGCTGTACTTCTTTTTGTAGGGTCAATAAGACTTAATGGGTACTTACCTAAGTAACCTCTTTTACCCCTATCTTTAAAATACCCATCATAATCATCTGCTGTATGCTCATAATAAACTAAATACCCCCAATATTCTGCTGCTAATAATACTTGGTTATGCAGCATATCTTTTTCCGAAGGTCTGCCATATAAATGCCCTATTGGTCTGCCTGTATTATTTGGGTTATTAATATCAAACCTTCTACCTATCCATGCTGATGCTTTTGACCCATATTTTCTACCTCCCTGACTGTTTGAGTAGCTATCTACTGTTATAGCACCATCATTAATATTGGCTGGTATTCTTTGTCCGTTATTTATTGTGTATTTATTATCTCTACCCCTTTCAGGCATAGATGTCATTTTCCAATGAAAACTTGTTTCTGATGCGTTAATATCTCTCCACGCTACTACTTGGTCATCTTTCCTATAATAAATAATATCTCTTGTTACAATAGGTGAATCTTCTAATTCTTTTATTCTTTTGTTTATATTAAATGAGTTAAAGGCACAACCAGTATTGGCTGCTTCAAACATTTCTTGAACTGTGCAAGGGTTCATCCTTATTTCTTCCTCTAATAAATCTCCTGCAAGTCCTTTTCTTCTGCTTTGGATATAAACTCTTGCCCCTGCCTTAATATCTTCTTCTGAAATCTCACTTACTGTATCTCCCGATATTGGGTCTTTTACTACCCATTTATCTACTAAATATTTGTATTGTTCATCGGTTGGTTCATCAATAACACTCATACCATACTTATCAATAAAACCTTCATAGTTATCATATGCAGGTGTAAAGTATGTTACAAGTCTATTTGGTGTCTTTTTTCCTCCTGTCTTAAATTGGTCTGCGCCATCCCATATCTTTTTAAATTCAGCACCACCACCCTTTGTCATTTCGTTTACAGTAGAGGGCATTTCTACCCATCCTACTCTCTTAGCACCCTTAACAAGTGTCTTACTTATAATACCCCAAAACTTTGATGCAGGTACGTCAAGAGGTAATTTACCAAACTCATCCAATAAAATACGGCTCATTCTACCTCTATCATAAGCGTTCAATACTGGCGCACGATAGTTTATCTTAGAACGTAACCCTTTTGCATTAGGGTTATTTTTATCAATCTTTGCGGCAAATACCAATTCAGTTACACTACCCTCTCTATTTAATTGTCTTGGCTTTAAAAATACTGGTAACTGATTATAGCCAAATGCAGCCATATCGGTAAATGTATCTCTACTATCAATATTTGTTTTTGAAACTAACCCGCAATTACTATTGGTAAAAAATATACACTCATAAATAAGGTTTGCGGTTGCCTGTGATGACGCACCCTCCCTTCTTTTCTTACCTCTTGCTACTCCTAAACACCACAATACATTTTCCCAAAAATCTAAAAATAAAAAATACCTTCTATCTGCATCACGATAGTCTGCATAAATATCATCTTCCAATTTCCAGTAAGATAAATAAAAATAATTCTTCCCTGTAATTTTTATTTTTTGACCATTATTCAAAAATGTAAATCCTTCTTTACACCTTTTTACTTCTTCAATAGCATATTTAGATTGAATGTCATTTAATAGTGCATTACCATCTACATCTTTATTAATTAAATTGAAATATTCTGGAAGTTCTTTTCTTCGCCAATACTGCATAGAAGGGGTGTCAGGATAACCCCAATCTTCAATATATTCATCATAATTTATTGGTATTAACGAGCCGTAAATTTCTATATTTTTAAGCATATATCAAATTAGTCCAATTATTATCTCTGCCATTTAACATACCGACAAGTGTCTTGTATTTAATATCATAGGCTTTAGCGGCATCTTTAACACAATCATAAAAAACACCATTTTCTATATTTAAAACTATTTTAGCTGTTTTGCTTTCTCCACCACATTTCCCATAAGAATAGTGATTTTTCCCTTTCGGGATAAGATTATTTATTCTTCTATGGTTTGCATCTTCTTGTGGTGTTGCCCACTCTAAATTTGATAAATTATTATTTATTTTATTTGCATCTATATGATTAACTTGTGGCTTATTTTGCGGATTTTCAATAAATGCAATAGCTACAAGTCTATGTATTTTCATACACTTTACTTTACCCCCGATAAAAAGGGATACTTCATGGTATCCGTAAGCGTCTATTTTTGGTTTTAATATAAATACATCTGACTTATTACCAGTTTTATTAAACCTCTTAAACGACATGACATCCCCATTAATGTTTACCTTATAATGACCTTCGTAACCATTTATATCTTTCCACATAATTAATCTCTTTTAGTTGCTACCGTTTCAATGAATGGTCTGCGTTCTACATCTTTCTTTTCATTACCTGTAACTCCTGCAATATCCCCTAATGTTTTTACTGCTGTTGCGATTGATGCTGCATCTTGCCAGATTACTTTTAGCCTATCAAAAGTTTTATCTTTGGCATCATCTATACTCATAGTACCTAAATTGTTTTTATTCATAATGTCAGCCATTTCATTCATCTTTCTATTAAGAGAATAATATAACTTGGCTGCGCCATCATTTTCATACATATTTATTGTCGCTTGCAGTTCTTCGTTTGATGCCATAAATTTATTTTTGCTTAATAATTAATCCTTGCCCAGTTCCTAAGTCTATACATATTTCAGGCTTATCTGCAAGAAACTCCCATACTGCCTTTGGGCATCCTTGTGTAGTTTCAAACTGAAAGTCATCTAAGAGGATAACACCACCAACTACCATTTTATCGTAAAAGTAATTAAGGCAATCCATAGTGGAACTGTAAATATCTACATCTAAATGTACCATGCCAAATGTATGCCCATCTAATAAGTGTTTAGCATCATTAAAGTCATTTTTAATAACTTGGCAATTAGAGAACTTAGATAAGAATTGGGAAACATCTTCATAAGACGTATCTGCAAAATCACCTTTGTTATGCCAATCTATTGACTTATCTGTTTCAGGCATACCCTCAAAAGTATCTATACAAAATACTAAGTCTTTGGCAATACTATTAATTAAATAAGCAGAACCACCTTTATAAACGCCTACTTCTGCGATTGGTAAGTCAGCATACTGTTTTACCAATTCTGATATAATAGATAGCCTTTGTTTATTAATTAAAGTCCTTCCATCAATTTGTGATATAATATCATCTATACTCATAGTATCTAAAAGTTATTTTGATGCAATAACGGGTGCGGCAGATGCAACCTTTGCTTGATTTTCTGCCGCTTCTGCTGCATATCTATCGTTTAATAGATTAGAAAAAACATTCATAAAATTAGGGTGTATCTCATTAAATTTAGGGTCATTAAGTCCTGACTTATATTTTCCTCCTGTTAGGTATTCTTTATTAGCCATTATTTCAAGTGGAGTTCTGATACCTTTTGCTCTTGCTTTTGCTAACATTTCTTTAATTGCAGCTTGTTTCCACATACCCTGTTGCTTTAGTATATTAGCAGTTTCAGCTTTATTACCCATTTGGTTAGCTAAATTAGGTGATGATGTTAATGCTGATGATGCAGAAGTAACTAATTGGTCTGCATTAACAAGCCCTCTCCTTGATAGGTCTTTTGCTATGTCTATTGTATTACCTTGTGGAATCCAATTAGCAAACCTTTCTAATTGTTCTGTTGTTAGTGGGGTAGAATTACTAACTGGTGTTCCTGCTGTTGGAGTACCTTTAACTTCTAATTTCTTTTTTGCTGCTAATAGTTTATTTTCAGGCATAATCGTTTATTTTTTTTGCATTATTTAATGAAAGTCCTACCAAAAGTACGGAATTTTTTACTTTTTTGGTTAAATACCCATCAACCGCTATAATTTCTTCTCTTTCATTTTCTTCATCACCAAAATGCCTTACTCTTATTTTTCTTTCCTCCTTGCCACTATCTCCTTGATATATTATTTCATAATCACTTGCTTTTAATGTGTGAACAACCTTACCTTTCAACTTGCCGCTTGTAATATACAATACGTCTTTTATCGGACTTGGCTGCACTCCTTCAAGCGTTCCTGTATATGGTTCATATACTCTTAACGCAGTTTCAAATCCCTTTATTGGTTTCCACTCTTTGCCGTTCCCTTCCCTCCATAAATAACATTCTAAGTAAGGTATGCTATAATAAGTTTCAGACGTTTCACGTGAAAAATCACTTAAAAACACTTTATTACTATCATGTATTGAGTTATGATGTATTAGAACTTGTGAGCCTTTTGGCAGTCCATCTGCCGATACTACTTCTGCATTTACTGGCATAGTTTCCCTTTGGTTTAAGTTCTCTATGTTCCTTTCTAATATTATCTTAGTTCCATTGTCAAAGGTATGACTGTTCTTTAAGTTTAAGTCTATCTTAATCAATACCCTGTTTTCTGTATGTTTCATTTGTTTAATTTTGATACCCAATCTTTTAAATAAATAGGTAATGGTTTATGAATTTTTACCAAATCCGCTTCCGTAAATCCCCAATCTTTCCAATCAAATTCTTCTTTTAAATCGGCACGTTTATCATACTCTATTTGAAATATATTACCTTGTATTTCTTTTATCTTGGCAATATGCTTTTTACTATCCCTGATAAAGCCACAATGCCAAATTTCAATTTTATTGATAAAGTTTAAATTAGAATTACTTAGTATAGATTCACCATCATTGTATGACCTATAACAAGTTTTAGTAAGTCTATTTACTATTGTACTGACAGGCGATCTATCTTGTCTTACATTCAACATATGGTTTTCATCTGCCCATAAATTATGCCTTGTTACACAATATCCTTCTTCTCCTAATTCAACTGCTTGTCTTATATGCGGTATGCTATCTTCATGGATTGATTCGTCAGATTGGCAAAGAAAACAATACTCATATCCATCAATTTGTGCTTGATTAATTGCTATGTTTTGGAAATAAGACAACTTCTCTCTACCTTGTATTTTACCCCACTCGTCTTTATTGCAAACTATTAAAGTTATACCTCCAATAGCTTTTAGTAATTCTAATGTTTCATCTTCCCCCTCAACATAACATACATAAACAACATCACAAAATGCCTTCATTGAATTAATAGATGCTTCTATACAATAATCAAACAAAATTGCATTGCGAACAAAACACACTCCAGCTAACTTTTTACTCATACCTTTTTAAGTTTTTTGCGCAACGATGTAAAAAGAATATTTGTCATCCCCTATGTGTTCTCCATATTCTACTAATTCAAATAATTTTGGTAAATTTTGACCTTTGTAATCTTTCCCTTCACCGCAAAATGCTTGTTTAAAATAAAACATAAAGTCTGCAAAATTATAATCTCTCATGTGTTCTGTGTTTTCTTTATTCATATAAAATCTACCATCAGGTAAATATAAAATAAGTAACCCTCCCTCAATAAGTAATTCACGCCAACTTTCTAATGCTTCTGTGTCGTTTCTTAAATGCTCTAAAACATGGCTTGAATATACCACATTAAACGGAAGCAAATTACTTAATTTATCTACTAAATGAACAAGTCCATCTACCTCTATATCAGCACCAATAGAACCTCTGCCGTCTATACCTATTGCTTGTGGGCATACTTTATCATTACCGCAACCGATGTCTAATATTTTACCTTGTAAATATTTTGTAAGTATAGGTCTTATTTTTTCAGTTTCACTCATATTTTTAATAGTTTATTTGATTTTTCTATAATAAAAAATTCACCATGAGAGCAGCAAGGAGGTCTTTCTTTATCATAAATACACTCTACCCCCGTAGTTCCACAGACTGAATGATAACAATTTTTATACTCTTGGCTTGGACACTCCCCTTGTACTACTCCTATTTTTTCAAAGTTACTATATCTCAATGTTAAATCAACACTTCCTGATAATATTACTGTTGGTGTACCTAATGCTACTGATATTTGAGCAACTCCCGAATCTAAAGCTATTACTAAGTCAGCACCTTTACACATATACATAAGTAAATCTTTAGTAGGGCAGTTATAGTGTGGTGCTATATGTTCTATTGGGTTATTGCCTACTTGAAATACAAGGTAGCCTATTTTTTGGTAGTAAGCAACTATTAATGCCCAATTAACTCCATAGCTATTTCGGTGGGGCATATTTAAATTATCGTAATGAATTAGTATATACTTTTGGAATATCTTTTGATGTGGTTCTTGGTGCATATAAAGCCTTGAATTACGTAGTTCTCCATCACTTATCCCTGCCATTTCGTAATAAGACTTTAATACAAGTTGTTTAGGCTTTATTTCGTAAGCCATATCAAGATTGATAACCTTAATTGGTTTTATCTTAGGATTCATTTGAGATATGTGCTTCAAAAAATATGGATATTGCAAAAACAACTTCATATCATCTAAAGGTATATCTAATACTACTTGGTAATTATTTTTTGCAAAATATTCTACTACTGGCTCTGCCATAATAATATCGCCTGTTGCACCCAACCTCTTTATAACTATATGCTCTCTGAATGGCTGCCAAAAAAATGAGTGAAATCCCAACGTCCGTTGATATGGCTCTCTTAATTCAAATGAAAATCTTTCTGCAACTTCAATAGGCGCAAACACTATGTTGTGTTTCTTTTCAAGATATGCTCCATATAATCGGCAAATTGCATCATCTTCTTGTTCTGTTACATCTATAAAATCATCAGTACCTAACGCTTCTAATAACTTTTTTGACCTAATAGAAAATCCTCCATTACCTACTGCTCTTTCGCTATCAGGATAGTTCCATGCTCCCCCAATATAGTCAAATTCTAAAAACTCTTTTCCCCACATTTCTTCACAAATAGGGTAGCCATCGTGTTGTATTACTAAGCAATAGTCTGTGGTTATATACTTCCACAATTCCTTTATCATAAAATAGCTATACTCATTCTTGCTTTTTATCTTTTGTATAACTATTGTTTCTGCTTCATCAATATTAATATCTACATCGGTAAAAAATATTGTCCTTGCTGGATTTAGTATTTTTAATGTTTTATTAATAGCTAAAACCGCTTTTCCTTGATTTACGCAATCAACTATAACTACTGTTACATTATTTAGATTTACCATTGGTTAAAATTTTCGTTGTAGAAAACCCTTTTATTCTTTTAAAGTATTTTATTTCTTTTGCGTATTCGCCACCTATTATTTTTTTACCTTCCCAATCACTACCTACTACCATTACATCAGGAGAGTATTTTTTTATCATTTCTGCCAGTTCTTCATCAGAGTTAAATACTTGTACCATACCTACCCCTTTTATGCTCATAAGGTTTGATACCCTTTGTTCTTGTGTATGGAATGGCCTATCTACTCCTTTCATTTCTTTTACTCTTTCATCTGAATCTACTGCCATAGATAAAAACCCTCCTAATGTTCTTGCATACTTTATTAACTCAAAATGTGCATGAGTTAGTACGTCAAATGTTCCGTTTACCCAAACTGTTTTTATCATATTAATCTCCTTTTATTATTCTGTAACTGTCAGATTCAAAATGTTGTGTACTAAACTCATACAATTCAGAATCTTCTATTGCTTCCATTTGGTGAATAAGTCCAACTGGAATGTGGAATATATCACCTTCTTGTAGTATGAAAAAATTAGCTTTTTCTACATTTTCATCATATCCACATCTTAGTATCATTTTACCTTTTGATAGTCTAAATGTTTCGTCTTTTATTTTGTGCTTATGAAAACTGCATTTTTTACCTTTATCAAAGTAAAGTATCTTTCCGCAATATTTATCATTGTTTACTATCCATTCTTCTTTTCCCCAACCTTTGATATGTATTTCTGCTTCTTTTCTCATATCGTTGTTACTCCTTTTTTTGCAACTACTTGGGCTGCAATTTTGTTTGCAAATATAATTGAGTTTTTAATATCCTTAGTTTTCAAATACTTAGTTACTAATGCAGCTAAGAATGTATCTCCTGCACCTGAAAGGTCTTGTATCTTTACTTCTACTCCTTTAAAGTTTTCCCCATTGTAGTCGCATCCGTCTTTCCCTTTTGTTATTATTAATTGATCTCGCCAGTTTATTTCGGATGCCCCATTTAGTTCAGACTTACTCCATTCGTGTTCATTTATTTTTACAAAAGTAAACCCTTGCGCCCATTCCCCTAATGGTGTTTTTGTATCTAAGAATGATAGTTTTGAATCATCAGCAATGCGTTCCATATCCCACTTAGTTAGAAATCCTTTTGCATAATCACTTACCACTACTGCATCAAAGTCATTGTAATCATGGTCATTAAACATAAACTTACCATTGCCGTCTATTGGTTCATCTACTCTTAGTAATGTATAGTTAGACTTTTCATCTACAAATCTTGCTTTTTGTGGTTTTGCTTTATTGGTATCGTATGTTATTTTTATGGTTTTATCTAATGCCTTAATATTAGCAACTACATTACCAGCCATCCCTTCATTTTCACTAAAATATTCAACATCTAATATAGCAGTAGGACATTCGGGGGATATTCTATTAACCTTGCCATAATAAAATCTATCAATACATGAATCACCTATTACAAGTATTTTATAAGACATATTTTTCTTTTAATTGGTTAAAATATAATGTTAGAGCATCTTGATAAATAAAAGCATATCCATTAAATCCATTTGGCATAGTATTCGGGAACTGTGAACAAACTTCTAATACTCTTGGAACTTTCAGGGCATTTGATAAATGGAAACATAAACTTTGATTACCTAAAAAGAAAGCGCAATTATCTATAATTTTAGCTAATTCTAAAAAATCTTTTATTGGATAATATTCAATGTTTAAATCCCATTTTTTGTTAAATAACTTATGTTCCTCTGGCGTTCCCACAAATATAATATCTTTTTCACTATCTTTCAAAAAATAATATTGTATGTACGGGTTTCTGTATCTATCGGTAAAATTTATGACTATTTTATTATTAAAATGACCATATTCAGATTCATAAATGGATAGCCATTCTTCTGATAAATCACAAGCTAATTGTGGAAACACAAACCAACTCCAACTAAATATATCTCCATAAGGCATTGGTATATACTTTCTATCTCTTGTTATTTGAAAATCTAAATCTACCGCTTCCCCTTTCCATACCCTAAATGATTCTATATAATTTTGTGATTCTATTAGTGGCTTCATTAAGTCAAATGTTTCCTGATTGAAACATACTTGTTGTCCTTCATGTTTTATTGGATGATCTGCACCTTCATAATAAAAAGCGGGAAAGTTAATGTATTGGTATATAGTAGTCTTAATTCTTGTTTCTCTATATAATTTTTTAAGTCCGGGCAGTATTGTAATTAAATCCCCTGAATTATAATGATGTAATATTTTATAACTATTCATTAAATTTATTTTGTTTTTATATAATTTTACTCTATTATTTTTTAAAAACTAAACTTTCTTACTATGGCACAAATTTTTGCAGCATCCATTTACGGAGCAAACAAAAACGATTGGAACACACCGCAAGGTACTCAAATGGGTTTTTCTACCCAAAATGTAATCATTAGGCAAATTGACGGAGGCACTACCGCTTATTCAGGAGTTAACTGTGTAAGTCAAATTCAGTTGTTACCAACTGCTCCATCACCAATTCAGCCTGTTTATTACAGTCCTTTGACTGTTGCAGCTTTAATTGTTTTGGCTAACGCTTAATTATTAAATTTTGTTTTCAAAAAAGCCTCTATTTATTTAGGGGCTTTTTTAGTTTCTGTTCAATTATTTTTAGTCTTGCCCTGTAATCTATTAAAAGTTGCTTTAGTTCATCAGTTCCTATTTTCTCTACTTCTCTGCTTCTTTCTTTTAATTGCTCTACTATTCCTGTGTGTTCTTTTTCAAGTTGTTCTGCATATTTTTGTAGGTTTCCATCAAGGTACTGGTTGCATTTTTTACAGCCGGCACGTAAATTAAATCTTATATCAAACCTTACCCCCATGTGCTTTCTTGATATAAAGTGCATATTGTCTGCCATCGTAAAGTGTACCTTAGTGCCACATATATAACAGTTTAAATAGCCTTTATCATCTGATGCCATTATACGTACTATGCGACTTGTGATAGTATCAAGTTCTTCTATTAAGTTATTGCGATTTTCTGCTAACTCTTTTTGATTATCTGATACATGAGGTAATGTTCTTATTCTATTCCTTTCCGATGCTCTGTCTATCTGTTGCTTTATCTTATTGTTCTTATGGCAGTTGTATAAACAAAATAAATCTTTACCCACTTTAACACAAGCTACATTCTTATCTCCACATTGAGAACAATTACCAATTTTATGTTTAGGAAGTAGGCTCATGTATTATGTTTTATCAAAAATATAAATAGTTAATGTAATTACCAAATTAATTTTACTACATTAAAAATATTTTTTTAGTTCAATTAAAGTTATATATTTGTGTCATGACAGAAAAAAGCACAAAGGGTAGAAAGCCATTACCCGATAAAGAAAAGAAAGTACCTGTTACTGTATGGGTAAAATCAAAAAATGCACTAATTATTACAATAGAGTGTATTAAAATAGCTAATCAGTATGATAAAGATTAAAGTAGAAAAACCAGATAACCATTGCTTACCTCTGCCTACAAGAATACATAGGTTATCGGATAGTGTAGAGTTGGTATTAGTTGCTAAAAAGCCTAAATCTATAAAACAACAAGTTGACCTATATACCTACAAGTACCTTAATGGAATATTAAAAGATAGTACAGTAGATTATACAGAAGATGAAATAGTAAAGCAGTTAAAGAACTATTGGAGAGAAAGTATTTAATCATTTAAAACCATAAAAACATGAAAAAATTATTCAGAAAAATTATTGCAATATACAATCGTTGTAGATACTGCGGAAGAACAATAGAAGATACTGGTGCTGGTTCTGAACCAAGACCTAATATGTGTGAAAGATGTTTTGAAAACGGAGGGGATGAATAACGAATGGTGCTATGAGCAGGTTTGCCTTGCAGAAATGTTCAAATTTAGCACAAATTTTATTGGCAAACTTGCTTATAGCACGTGTTATACGCTGGCACGGGTGATTTAGAAGAATGTTTAATTGGAATACGGTAAAAAAGAAAATAAATGCGAAGCGAGGGGAAAATAGAATTGTTTAATGAGGACTGTATGCTAACTATGAAACGGATAGCATCAGGGACGGTTGATTTGATATTGACTGACCCGCCATATAACACAACGCAATGTGAATGGGAATATGATATTGATTTAACGGCTTTATGGGCTGAATGGCAAAGGATATTGAAGCCCAATGGAGTAATATGTGTTTTTGCAGATGAACCATTTACAAGCCGTTTAATCGTTTCAAAATTGGATTGGTTTAAAATTAGGATTACTTGGGATAAAATGACTGGCTCAAACTTTTTGAATGCTAAAAAAATGCCGTTAAAACAAACTGAAGATGTAGTAATTTTTTCAGGCGTTAAAAATGGGCAATACACTTACAACCCGATTTTAACTGATAAACCTAAACACAATATAAGACCCGTTGGAAATAGAAAGCCAAGTGTAAATAATACTACATACGGACAACACAGCGGACAATATTCAGCGGATTACGACCCAACAAAGAACTATCCGACAAACTTACTTTCAATAATGGCAAAGCAAGATGAATGTAATAGCGTGAACCGATGGCATCCAACTCAAAAACCTACAGAGATTATGCAATGGCTTGTAAAGACATTTAGCAACCAACACGAAATTGTTTTTGATGGATATAGTGGAAGCGGAGTAACTGCCATTGCTTGTGAAATTGAAAATAGAAACTTTATAGGAAGTGAATTGAATGAGGAATATTACAAAAAAGCATTACAACGAATTAAAGATGAAACAGCACAACTTAAAATATTTTAATGGTTTTGAAAAAACCAACAGAAGCGTGGGGCATTTATTTTCTTTTTTACTTCCACAAAAGTTCAATTGGAACACGGATGTAGTGCTTGCGTATAACATAAAATATGTACGTTTCCTTTGTAATTAATTAATTTAAAGCTACTTATGATATGTTTCCTGAACGTATCGGTAGTCTTATTCAGTAAACTATAAACTATGACACAAATTTCAGCAATCGCATTATCACTATTAAATGGTGAAACATTAAGTATTATGGATGGGTACAGAAAGTTTGCCTGTTCTAATTTACCAAGAGAAATATCAAGAGGTATAGAGCAAAAGTTTGGGGTAAGAGTAGAAAGAACTCCCACTAAATTTATTTCAAGATACGGGCAGTCTGGCTCTTATCATAAATACCACCTACTTAATTCAGATCAAAATAAAGACGGAATAAAAAAAATGAAAGAATATATAAAAGAAAATATTTGATTGTATTGTTTTTTCCCTTTATCTTTGATTTGCGAAAACCTAAAAATGAAATTATACAAATACATAACATTTTTTATACACAGCTAATCCGCTGCGGTTAATCTTTCTTACGCCTTCTTGCGTACGGGGTTTTCGCAGCCGCAGCGGATAGGCTTATTTTTATTATTATGGCTAAACGACTTACCGATTCGGAAAAATGGAATGACGATTGGTTTATATCATTAGATAATGATTACCGAATCATTTGGATATGGTTACTTGATAATTGCAGCCATGCTGGTATCTGTAAAAGGAGCATGAAATTGTTAAATATGATGTGTAATACCAATATTACGGAGGAAGAATTATTAAAGCAAATGGAAGAAAGGGTTGTTTTAGTAGATAATAACTGGTTCATTCCCAAGTTTTTAAAATTTCAATACGCAAATTTGCATAGCGATAGACCTGTAATTGTTTCGGTAGTAAAAGAGTTAGTTAAATTAGGTTATGATAAATTAATTCCTGAATCATTTGGTAATGATTACTTAATGATTAAGGATAAAAGTAAGGATAAGGATATTAGTATTGTTAAACATAAAAAAAACGAAAATGGAAAATTTAGCGGAAACTTTAAATCACAGGGGGAAGAATTTTTCTTTGGCAGAATTGAAAAAGGATTTGAAAAATTTAGGGAAAGTAGAGTGTCTGGTGATTGATGCAAGATTAGAAGGAAAAACATTTTCCCAAATGTCGGAGGAAGAATTAGTAGTAGCAGTAGATCAAATAATTTTAAGGAGTAGTGCAGAAATTGGGTGCGACCTTCCTTTTACAGAAATGTTTTCAAATGTACTTTCAGAACAAATAATATTATTTATTAATAATTGCGGGTACGAAAATTATACTTTAAGGGAAGTGTTATTATCTTTTCAGATTAACCTAATACACCCATTACCAAAATATTTAGCAGTAGAATTACATGAAGTTATTTTTTCAGGTCGTTGTGTAAACGTAAGTTTTATATCCAAGACTTTGAGTAATTATAAGGAGATAAGGCATCAACTTGACAGGAAATTACAAAACTTTATAGACGGCTATCAGCAATAATGTACCATTAAAACATTAAAAGATGAATTGTGAAAATTTATTAGAATTTGATGGCCTACAATTTATGCCAGTAAAAAACAATAAGCAACCTATTGTAAAAGGGTGGCAAACGTATAATGGCAAACACAATTTAAGTAATTGCGATGCAGTAGGGATTGTATGTGGTTCATTAAGTGGAGGGTTAGAGGTTATTGACGTAGATAGCAAATATGATTTAGTTGGTAATTTGTTTGAAAACTATAAAAGATTAATTCATTCTACTAACCCAGATTTATTAGCTAAACTTGTTGTACAGAAAACAAAGGGTGGTGGGTATCATTTAATTTACCGATGTAGTCAAATTTCGGGAAACCTAAAATTAGCAAACAGGCAAACTACCGAAGAAGAAAAACAAGATACTTACAACAAAACATATCAAGCTGAAATACTAAATGGCGATGACGCTGCCGCAGTAACAAGGGCTAAGAAAGCGTCTGTAAACGACAAGGTAAGGGTATTGTTAGAAACAAGGGGGCAGGGAGGATTTATAATGTGCTACCCGTCTAAGGGGTATGAAATAATACATGGTGATTATTATTCTATAAGTGAAATTAGTCCTGATGAAAGAGAAACATTACATAGTATAGCAAGGCAGTTTAATACGGTTGTAGATGAAGTAGTAATACCAAAAACTGCACAAATTAAAACTAAAGGGGTATCATCATTTGAAGATTATAATAATCGTGGGGATGTGGTTCAATTACTTCAAAACAACGGATGGAAAGTAGTATCTCAAAAAGGAAGAAAAACTATATTCATAAGACCCGGCCAAACTACTGCGCAAACTTCGGGTAATTACGATCACGATAGAAAATGGTTTAGTGTGTTTACTACAAGCACCGAATTTGAACCAGAAAAAGCATATTTACCTTACGCTGTTTTTGCAATTTTAGAATGTAATAAAGATTTTTCAGTAGCAAGTAAAAAATTATACGAATTAGGATTTGGCGAAAGGGAAGAATCGGCTATAAAAGAAAAAGCACAAAGTACAAGACAAATATCTTCAAGAGTAAATTCTGATGATGAAGATTATTCATTTTTAGCAAAACCCGAAGATTACGATGACTACCTACAATCTGTAAGGGATGGAACATTGGTACAAGGATTAACAACAGGCATACCTTCTCTTGATAATTATTTTGTATTTAAAGAGGGTAATATGGTTATGACTAATGGTCATGATAACGCAGGTAAGAGTGTAGTGGTGTGGTACTTAGCTTTACTTTCTGCAATGTATCATAATTGGAATTGGATAATTTTTGCAAGTGAAAATACGATTGGAGGCTTTATGCGAAAGATGATTCAGTTCTATGTAGGTAAGCCATTAAACGGAAAGTTTGCAATGAGTGATAGTGAATACCATACTGCAAAAAAGTTTATTGAGAGCCACTTTTCATCAATAAAGGCAGAGGAAGATATGTATAACTATAAAGATATTATCAATATGGTTAAAAAGGCATCTAAGGTAAAAAAGTATCATTCTGTAATGATAGACCCCTACAATGGTTTAAAGATTGATTTAAGCGGTTTTAGTAAGTTAAGTACACATGAGTACCATTATGAAGCATTAAGCGATTTAAAGCTATACGGAAAGAAGAATAACATAGGTATTTGGGTAAACCACCATGCGGTAACGGCTGCATTAAGGCAAAAGGATGGAGAAAAAAAATATCCAGTAGCACCACAAAAAGCAGATACAGAGGGTGGAGGTAAGGTAGGTAATAAAACAGATGACTTTCTAACTATTCACAGGGTTACGCAGCACCCTACCGAATGGATGGTTACAGAATTACACGTTAGAAAAATAAAAGATACAGATACAGGAGGCAGGGTTACTCCAATAGATTCACCTGTAAAGTTAGAAATGTATAAAAATGGGTGTGCTTTTTTAGAAAGATTAGAAATGGGTGGAAATCCGATTGACCCAATTCATTCGTGGCACATGAGTAAAGAATTAAAACAGACTGAATTACCGGCAATAAAGGAAGAACCAAGCGTAACTAATTGGATGCCTATGGCTGATGCTAATGGCGAAGCAATAAACTTTTAACTTATGGAATGGTTAGCTATAAAACACTATGAGTATGATTTAATCTTTGTTCAAAGTAGAGAAGGTAGGGATATAGTTTTAAATTATTATGTAGAAAATGGGATAACTATAAATACAGTAGTTTTAAGAGTTTTTAATAGCGAAGAAGAAGCAACAAAATACTGCAACAATATTAACCAAATAACAAACCTAATCAAGAATTTATGAGTAATCACAAAAACATTACAGAACAAGAAAGCATCCATTGTTTAAACGCATTATTAGTAGGATGTGAGTTTTTAGAACTATTGGATAAGGTAAAAGAGTTTACTATTTTTAGGCATGGACTGAAACAAAAAGTAAACAATTTATTACCTGAATTAGAAAAACATTGCGACCAATTAGAACTAATTACAGGCACAGACGATACTATTATGTTTACCTTAATGGATAGAAAAGAACTTATGAAAAGTATTAGTTGTTTAAGACCTGAATACAAACTAGGTTTGGCTGAACTACTAAATCAATTTAATAATGCTCCAGAACTTGTATTGCACAGAAACGGAGTTAAAATAGCATAAATTATGGAAAAGTTATTCCCTGATGATGGAAAGGTATTAGTAGATACATGGTACAAAGAAAAAATGGAAAATTTAAGATATAAATGGAATCCACCAATTCTATTAAAAAAAATATGGGAAGAAATGGATAAAAGTATTGTTAACCCTAAAGGCGAAATAAAAGATAAAAACAATGGAAACACTAACAGATAAGATAATACTGGATATTAAAAAGAACAGACGTAAGTACCATGTAGTACTTCACAATGGAAAAACATACGACTATTGCACTATGGATAAAGAAAGGGAGCAATGTATAAAAGATTTATTTGAATTATTCCATGACCAGCCAACTATGACTATATTTGAAAATGGTGAAATAGTATTTGAGATAAAAAAGAAACTTACTGTAATGAAAATATTAAATCGTGAAAATAAGGACATATACGAAACCTTAGAAGAAGCTATGGAGGCAACAGGTAAAACACGAAATATGGTTATATCCCATATACGAAATCATCCTCGTAGTTGGAGTAAATTAGAAAGAATTATTTGTGAATAAAAGTTATTACCTTAGCACTATGAAAAAATAAAAAATATTATGACAGTAGCACAAATGCGCCAATTATGCAATAAGAAACCTACCGATATGTCATGGAACGATTTTGACAATTTAGAATTAGTAGCACTTACAGATATAGCAATAGAGTTCATAAGTGAATTTAAAGATAAGCATGGAGTAATGAACATAGAGTGTGATTGTGGTGAATGTGATGGCAATAAAAAGGTATTTGCACTATTAACAGAAGATGCCTTTGAAGAACTTTACCCACCAGAAGAAATAGACGAAATAACAGCGCAAGAAGAACTGATTATCTTTGCAACAGAGGATGAAGAACTTAGGCTGAACCTAAATTAAAGTTTTGTTGATTAGTTATAGATTACCCCTTACCGTTTCTACGGAGAGGGGTTTTTCATTTCACAAGTAGCTTAATGCTAACAAAAAAGCCACCTAATAATAAGGTAGCTAATTTGCCTTTGACAAGTCAGGAAAGATGTATTGCTTAAAGTTTAATTACACTTAGGTTTACAAATTTCTACAAGTTGATTCATTATTTCACTACTTCTACCTCCCCAATACATTTCACATTTATTATCTGCATAAGGAGGCTTAATAAACCACGATTGACGTTCTGATACTGGTGCAGTAAATCTATAACAAGTTTCTTTTAATGGGCAATCAATACCCTTGCATTTACTTATATCTGCCATTGTTTAAAGTTTAATTTCTAATTCAGTTCCTGTTAATGCGAATATTAAATTTTGAAGTTGGTGGAGATATTTAACTGTTGTATAAAAGCACGAATTGTACCATTCATTATCATTTATGCGTATGCGACCAACTTTATACAATGGCGATAAATACCCGCCAAAATTATCGTTTGCTTTCTCAAAACCACACTTTTCTAACAGTTCTGCCGTAAGAGGCATGGTTCTATAATACTTATCGAAATGCTCTTTATTATTCAAGCAGCACTCAATATCTTGCAAGTCTATTTTATTCTTCACCCAAAAGCCGGGGTCAGATTTTTTCATATTATCTTCAATATAATATTCACAGTAGTTTCCTAATCTTAGTTCATTTGCTGCTATCATTGTTATTTCTTTTTAAATTGTTCAATCAATTCATTAAAATTATCTTCTCCTGTTAATTGAAAGTTTCTACCTGTTTCAAAAGATAACTTCATATCTTCCTCACTATACATTCTACTATTTTGTTCATGTTCACATTCATTCCATACTTTTATTAATGCTTGACAAACGCTTACACTATTTGGAAAGGCTGTTGTTTCTTGTATTTCTTTAATTCTGTCTGCTGTCATGTTTTTTGTTTTTAAATGTTAATAATTCCAACCCATACCTGTTAACCCTGTTATAGGGCAGCAGTACTTTTTAAATGTTGCTTATTACCCACAAAAAGGGGTTATATGTTGAATTTAAGCAACATTATTGGTTATTTTAAGGTTAATGATAGATTCTTTTAACTTATCAATTTCAACTTCTTGCGATAATTTAAATAGTCTGGGATGGTGTCCTAATGGGCAACTTCCCCTTTCTAAGTCTAATATTTGTTTATTAATGCTGTTTATTTTTATTTCAAGTTGCTCTTTAGTTAATTTTATATTTTCAGGAGGGGTAAATTCGGTAATAGGTGATTCTAAAATGTTTGTAGGTAATTCTATATATTCTATATTTTTAACTACATCTTTAATTACTTTACCTTTTTCTTTTTTATTAAAAGATGGTAGCTTTTGCCCTTTCCCCTTTGCGATTAACCAAAATTCAGGTTTCCTACCTTTCGCAACCATTCTGCATAAAGCGGTTCTACAAGCGGTGGAACAAGTAATCTTTGATTCAGTACCCTTAACCTCTTTTCCGCAAACCAAACAAATTTTATTAGTCATTCTTGCCATTGTAACAGTTTTGAAACACAAATGTAACAAATAAAATCATAAATACAAAAATATTTTCGTGTTTTTTTTTAAAAAAATAAAAAATAAAATAACCAAAAAATCATTTGGCGCATTTTAAAGCCTATTTAAGCCAAAAAATATAAAAGTAAGGTAATCTATCCAAAAAGATATTTGAAAGCAATTTTGATATGTTTCTATTTGCCACAGCGTACTTTATCTGCTAATTCACCTAACCATTCGTTAAACATCTTATGTAAATTCAATCCGTACCTATCTCTAACAGCGTCTAAATCTTCTTTTTCACAAGTAGCATTATATGTTGCGGACTGCTTAAATACTCGTGGACGCCCACCCCCAAAGGCTTTTCCGCCATTGTTTACCCTTCCATCTTTTTTTGTTTCTTTCATCTTTTAAGTTTTAGTTGGTTAAATATTTAATAGATAGTAAAAGTATAATGTATATTCAATAGGCTATTTAATCCCCCTATTGAAGACCAAAGATACAACACCCTATTTAATTATCCAAATTTATTTTATTAAATAACCATATTTAAGTGTAAAGAGATTGATGAGTGGTAACTAATAAGGATGAGTGGAGGCCAATTAACGGCCAATTAC